CGCCGGTTCAAGCGGTCTCACCAGCTTGTCGCCGAAGGAGTTCACCGTCTGGCGTCCCTTGTACTGCACGTTCATGTGCTTGCCTCCTGCCTCACATCTGAATTTCAAATCGGCTGAAATCATCGTTGGCGGTCAGCACATACTCTTTACGGTTGACAGCCACGGGAACTCGCTCACCGTCTCTGTATGCCGACGTTTCCATGTAGCCGGCCCAGCGGTCATCGCTCTCTTTGCGGGTCAGGGTCACGCGGGCATGGGGAGAAACGCTCAGCATATTCTCGGCTTCATACACGGTGAACACTGTCATGTGGCGCCCCTCAGCCTTGAGCTGCTTTGCAAGCTCTCTGGTGTTGTCGCTTGCAGCGGTCAGAGCGTCCAGCAGATCCATGAGAGGATAGGTCTGGTTCAGCTTCATAGTTGCCTCCTGATTTGCCGTCTGGCTTCTTTCGATTATCCATGTGGTTATCTTATGTGTTAATTATACTTTATTACCTACCTATGTCAATAGGTTTTTGCATATTTTTACGAATATTTTTACCATATATCATTATATCCGTTTACGCTTTTGAAACAAATTCAGAACCTTTCTGTACGGCCCGTAGACGGCCTCTGGCAGCGTTTTGGCAGAAGGGGTGAAAGTATATAGGAAAAGACGTAGCGCATCGTAGCGGTCTTGTAGGCGAATTTGGCGGTATGCTGGGGCCGTTGCGAAGAGAAACCTCCTGAAAACGCAAAAACACCCCCATCCCGGCCGAAGCCGAAATGGGGGTGTTCAATCTATCCGCTATGCAGTTGTCAGGGCCAGCGAGGGGGCGCAAGCCCTCTGCATGGCGGGCGTATCGGGCCGGAGGTCGAAGCCCGTTTACGCTTTCTTCAGGACAGCCTCCATGATGGCTCGCAGGATCTCGTCCTTGCGGGTCAGGCCGTCCAGCTCAATGCCGTATTCCTCCGCCTTCTTTTTCAGCTCGGGAACGGTCAGCTTGAGCAGCTCGATTGCGAGGTCAGCGGCGGCTACCGCCACATCAGTCTTCACCTCTTCGGGCGTCTTGACCACGCCTGCCTCGCTGTTCGCCTTGTATTCGTCGGCATACTTCCGCATCCAGTCGAAAATCGTCTGGGCGATGCTCTGAAGGCGCTCGGGGGTGAAGATTTTCTTCAGAGGGGCCGGGATCTTGACGTACAGGCCGTTGACGACCTGAGACATCTTTTCCGCGCCGGTCAGACCGGACGCCTCAGCCAGTGCAATGAGTTCGCTCACCGCACCGAGGACGTTGCCTCTGACCTTGAAGAAAAGCATGAAGCCGTAGGTGATCGCACAGATGGCGACCACAATGATTTCGAGTACGCTGAGAAAATCCATTGCATTTTCCTCCTGACTTGCGGCTCAGGGCCGCTTAATATTGTTCCTGCTTCGGGTGCCGCTGGTCATACTCTGGACACGGAAAAGGCTCCGTGTCGTGGCATTTCTCGCAGCACTCCTCGCAGGTAGGGCCATATTTCTGATTGTAGATGCACGGCTTGACCTCTACGATCTCTTTTCCGCAGACCGCGCATCTCAGGGTGCTCACGACGGCAGCTTGAGCTTCTGGCCGGGACGGATCACGGTCGAACTCAAGCCGTTCAGCGTCATGATTTCCTTGTAGCGGTTGCCGTTGCCGAGACGCTTCTGGGCGATACCCCAGAGAGAGTCACCGGCGACCACCGTATAGACCGCCCGCTCTGCGCCAGAGTCGGCGCCGATGTCGGCGGCATTGACCCAGCCGTAGACGGTGCAGCCGCCGCCCTGATTGACGAGGTGGTACGGGTGCTTCGCGCCCTTTGCGATACTCGTCACCTTGGCCTTGCCGGGTTTGCAGGGTACGCCGCTCGTCGCTTGGCTGCTGACGTAGTGCGTCTTGCCGTTGAACTGGACGATGTCACCGATCTTGTAGTCTGCGCCGCTTGTCTGACCGCCGGCGCTGGGCTTCGTCGGCGTGACAGGCGTGGTCGTTCCAGCGCCGTCGTACTTCGGGCGGCCATAGCCGACGATCTTCGCGCTGTTCAGCGCATAGCTGCGACGCGCACACTGGTTGCTGGTATTGCCCTCGATGGTATAGACCTTCGAGGCATCCACTTTCTCCACAAGGCCGGTGTGGGTGCAGTTGTCAATCGACGTACCGAAGAAAATCTGATCGCCCGTCTTCGGATTGGACGTGTGGAACTGCCCTTTCTGCTTGTAATACTTCGCAGACCAAGTGCAGCCCGCACCGCAGGAACGCTCAGGCTGGCAAAGCAGCCGCAGGGCGTTCTCATAACCGAACGCGGTCACAAAGCACCAGTCCACGAACATATCGCACCATTCGTAGCCGTTCTTCTTGCCGTTGTACCACTTCGGGTACTTTTCGTCGAAGTCTCTGGCGTACTTTGTCCAGTTCGCACGACCGGGGTTGGCAGTCTTGTTGTCGAGCTGGCTGTTGGTCGCCTTTTCGACATAGCCGAGTTCGCCGATTGCGACGGCGATCACGGCGGAAGCGTAGCATTTGCTCACTCCAGGCACTCCTTTCTGCGCCGTGGAGTCGGCGGCGTACTTGTCGTAGAACTTCTGGCCGAAGCCTGCGCGGCGGTTCTTCACCGCCTCGCTCTGGTCTGCCGGCCTCTCGAAGTTCAGCAGTACGCTGTCAGACGCCGCCTTGACGGTCTTCGCCGTTTTCAGGGTCGAGATGACGGCCTTGTAGCCTTGCAGCTCGTTCCAGAGGAAATCGAGCTGCATCTCCAAGTCGCCGATGCTCTTGCCCTTCTTCTTGGCAAAGTCGAGCAGGTTCTTCTTCCGACTCCAATATGTCCACTGCGCCAGACCGTAGCCGGCGCTATCTTTCACGAAGTTCTGGTACGTCCCGTTGTCCACCGCAGCCGTGTAGGCGGCGTCGGTGAAGCTGAGGGCCTTCTCGTAGCTGTTTTGCAGGTTGGTGGGAATCAGGCAGCTTTCCGCATACAAGTTCCCCATCAGACCGGCAATCCCGCAATCGGGTAGTCCCTTGGCTTTCAGGTAGTTCCAGATCTTCTCTTCATTTGTGCTTCCAATCAGCGACATTTCATGTCTCCTTTACTGGTCGCGGTTCTTCTGTTCAGCGGTGAACGACGGCTCGAAGTCCTGCGCGGGCTGCTGTGCCTCGCGCTCCATTCTCTGCCGGTCTTCCTCCGCCCATTTCCGATCCTGCTGTTTATCCTTGGTGGTCTTGATCCAGCCCATAACGCCGCACTCGCCGCCGAGCAGGGCAAAGACACACTGGCAGAGCGTGTCAGGGATGCCGCCGGTCGTTTCATACAGCGTGAGCATACGGTGCGTGAACCAGACAAGCGATACGCCGATGATGACCAGAATCAAGTCCATCGTTTTGATGCCCTTCTTCACGTTCATCTGCGGTTCAACGCGACGCCGCGCCGTGCGATTGCGAATGCGCGACGCGATGTTGCTCACCAACCACGAAATGACGATGCCAAGCAGGAAGCCGGCGGCGCAGAACAGGACGATATTCAGGACGCTCATACGCCCGCCTCCTTACTTTTTCAGCGGCAGAGCATCGACACCCTCAACGATGATGTCTGCATCTCCGTTCCCGCCGAGTCCCTTGTGGTAGCAGTCGTGCATGGCGTGAAAGCGGCGTCTGTCGTCGTAGGAAATCTCTCCCTTGGCGATGTATCCCTGCCCGAGATAAAGTACCCTGTCGAGCAGAATCTGCTTCAGTGCCTCGGACTGAGCGGCATCGCTGCTACGAAGGCGCTTGATGTCATCCTGCAAACCGGCGATCGTCTTTGTCAGTTCGTCGGTCTTGTCGGCTTTCTCCTCTGCTCTGTCTTCCTTCACGGCCTTGCGGTTCGCCTTGAACTTCCATCTCTCGTTGATGCCGTTGATAACGGCCGCTCCTGCCGCGCCGCCGGCGACTGCCATCAGCACGGCGGTCAAGATTTCTCCGATATTCATACTCTCGTACCTCTCTCAACAGTTTCTTGGTGTGGACTCGCTCTTCGCCGGTGAACCGGGTAACTGCATGGCGAGAGGCATCCAGATTGCGTTCATGTAAAACGGGAGCCGGTCAGAACGACCGGCTCCCGCCGCTGGGAGGTCAGATCTCCACCTCGCAGGCTTCCAGGATCTCCTCGACCTGCTTACGCAGACGAGCGGGCACCTGGTCGATGGTCTTCTTGCCCTTGATAATCAGGGTAGCGTACACAACAGCCATTTCGTCTTCCTCCTTTCTCAGCAGATATTTAAGACAAAACTCGCGGAGGGCGCTCATACGGCGTCCTCTGCGAGCAGAGCCTCCACGGCTGCCCGGAGCCTCTCCGGAACATCTTCAATGGTCTTCTCACCCTTGCGAATCAGGGTCGCGTAAATTCTTGCCATAGCTTTATCCCTCCGTAGCCGAAGTCGCTGTGATGACCTGCTCGTAGACATCGCACAATGCCATCTGAGTTTCGGTCATCTGGTTCTCCAGAGACGAGATCTTATCCGCAAACGCACCGTCGCTGACCGCGGTGGTGATGCTGGTGAGCTGCGCCGTCGCGGCGTCGAGGATCGTCTTCATCTGCGCGGTCAGGTCTTCCGGCAGGTTGTCGCCATACTGGATGGCACCAATGACGGCATTGTCCGTCTCGCGCTTAATCCACTTCTTCAAGAGGTTGCAGTAGGTCGTGTGCTTCGTGACGTAGTTCTTGTAAGCCGCGTACAACACGACCACATCGGCGGCAGAATAGGTCTTGACCTCCCCACCGTCGCAATGGTACTGCTGCTCCTTTGCGCCGAGCGTGACGGCGGTAAACATGGATTCTATATTCGCCTGATCGTGCGCCTCCAGAGAGAAATGCTCCGTCCCACCGCTCAGTTCTACGTCGATACCGGCGTAGATCTTCTGCTGGCAGGTTTCGTTCGCCATGCTGAGCTGCTTCTCGGACAGCGTCAGCAGGTCATCCTTTCTCCATACGAGTCCCATGACTTTCCCTCCTTACTGGAACGCGCCGCTCACGCCGGAGATATATCCGCCGGCGGACGTGCCGCGCTCCACAGTGATGCGGAAGTTGAACGCCGCGCCGTTTACCGCGGTCTTATTCTTGAACACGATGTTTGCGCCGCTCTTGGCCTCCGCGGTGACGTCCTGCCACACTGGGCTGGTGTCCTTCGCGTTGTTGGTTGCCTCGACCTTGTAGACCGCGCCGGCCGGGATCTGCCCCACGACCGACATGACCGCCGCCGTGATGTCGCCGGAAACCGCCAGCGGCGTCTTCAGCGTGATGGTCGCCTTGTGGACGGCTTTCGTGAAGGTGGCCGTGAAGGTCGCACTCGCCTTTCCATCGCTCACTTCGATGGTGATGGTGTGCGTTCCGTTGAGAATCTTCTGGAACTCCGCCGCGGTGCTGGCGCACTCGAAGGTGAGCTGCGTACCGCTGGTGACATTCGTGCGCGTCTTCTTCACGACACCGTCCAGCTTTTCCGTGACCGTCAGCTTGTCGCCGTCGGCATCGTTGGGCGTGTACTTGAAGCTGAACGCCGCCGTCTTACTGCCGAGGTTCACGCCACTCGCACCGCTGGTACTGGTGATGGTCGGGGGCGTATTCGTGGATACGGTGCCGTCATCAGAGACCAAGAGTGTAGAGGGAAGAACCAAAGCGGGGCGGATGCCGATCGAGCTGGATGCGCGGTTGTTGCGGTAGCCGCCACTGGTGCTGACGAACCACACGTTGTCGGTGCCGCTGGTGCGCGGGGAGCGGAGCCACCAGTAGGCGGCCGAGCCGTTCAGGTACGCAATGCGCTTGTTCAGCGCAGACGAATCGGTTCCGGCCTCGAAGTAGGACAGCTTCGCACCGTCTACCGGGAAGTAGGAGTTGTCGCTGGTCGTGAAGCCAATCTCGTAGCCGGACAGCAGGAAAATCTTGCAGAGCAGGCCGTTAGCACCGCTCTGATCCGAGCCGCCGGAACCACCGTTCTTGCGATACGGGAGTTTTACCTGCTTGATTGCGTCCCTGATGTTGCTCTCAAACAGGTTGAGGAACGTTCCATTCAGATAGCTGTGGATGGTACTGTTCTCCAGATTGTTCACATTCGAGCTGTGCCACTGTCTGTTCTCGTAGATGTCCTTCATCAACAGCCAAGTGCCGTCACAGGAGTTATCGTATAGAGAACTTGGCTTGCCCTGATGGACGACGATGAACTCTTTTGCCGTACCGTTGACTTTCAGCTTGACGGTGCTGCCGACGGCTTTGGTGCTCAAAAGCACATTTGCCATTTCGTTTTTCCTCCTTGATAAGAGTTAAGAGTCAGCCCACGGAGGAACGTCCGTGGGGCGTTTGGCATAAGAAAAGGAGCCGGATTTCTCCGTCTCCCTGTTCTGATGCTGTTTCTTGTAGAGGTTGCGGCATTGACGAAGCCTTCGCTTATCGCGTACCGCACGGTTTCCGTTGAGTTTCCGGTGGATCTCCACCGGCTCACCGATGATAGCCTCCACCTTCTTTGCGTATTTCGCCCGCAGCTCGTGCGTATCGCCGTATGCCGCGTGTGCGTCCCACGCTCCGAAACTCTGGAGGATAGCGTCCTTCGTAACCTCGCCACGCTTGTAGGCTTCCTCCCAGAACTTCACCTTCGCACGGATTCGCTGGATGCTGTCCCGTCGAAGTTTCTGGATGATGCCACCGCTTTCGGTAATGTACGAATGGAAGCCGAGGAAGTCGATGCCGTTCCTCAGCGGAAAGATGCCAGTCTTCTGGTTCAGTTCCAAGCCCCAGCCGTCCATCAGCGCCCGAATGTCCTTCAGGATCTCCTTCAACCGCTGTTTGTCTGAGAGGATGACGTAGAAGTCATCCATGTATCGCCCGTAATACTTCAGGCGGTATTTCTCTTTCATCAGGTGGTCGAACTCGTCCAGAAACATCAGAGCGAGTAGCTGGCTGGTCTGGTAGCCGAGGGGCAGCCCGTCGGTCGTATTGATGTAGACACACAGCAGGTCATAGATCTGCGGGTCTACGCCACGCTTATCGAGCAGCGCCTTTAGTTTGCGTTTCAGCTTGTCGTGGTCGATGCTGGCGAAGAAGTGATGCACGTCTCCTTTGAGAATCCATCCATCGGTTCCGCGCTTCTCTCGCCGGTAGTAATCGACCATGTGCTGCTTCAGCCGCATCAAACCATCGTTGGTGCCCTTGCCGGTCTGACTGGCGAAATTGTCCCGAATGAAGCTCTTCGTGATGGCTTCATACAGGATGTTGTCCACGACCGCGTGGAGGACGACTTTGTCCACGAACGCGGGCGCTTGGACGAGCCGCTTCTTCGGCTCATAGACATAAAACACCTCAAACCTGCTCGGAACGTAGGTCTTGGTGCTCAGGATCGTTGACAGCTTCTCGGTACAGGCCAGAACATTCGCCTCGTACTGGGCGGTTCCCGGCTTTGACCGTTTCCGCTTTCTGGCCTCCAAGTAAGCTGCGTACAGCGTTTCAAAGCTGCACATCTCTTGATAGGTCATAAACTCGCTTCTTTGCTGTTGTTGCTTCCTCTGGTCCGGGTATAGGGCAAGCTCCAGACCAGCCATCACTCCTAACACCGGTCGTCTTGCCCCCGGCAGCCGCAGCATCCAAGTCGGGATGGCGAGCCTCGGTGTGATGTGTTTATCGTCCATCCATGCACAGACGGGCGACAGGATATGACTCCCTTTGATGATGGTGTACTGTGTTCGTCCCATCGGAGGGATTACTAATCTCACTTTCCATCAGAGCGGGGCGGATGCCGTTCGAGTTGGATGCGTTGTTGTTGTTGTAGTTGCCATTGGTGTTGACGTTCCACACGTTGTTGGTGTTGTTGGTGTTCGGGGAGCGGAGCCACCAGTTGGCGGCCGATGCGAGTCATACCCTAACTCAAGGCGGATGCCTCCGCCATGAACCCTGATTACTTCCGTGCGGACTGGGCTGCGGAGCAGGCGGACATCACCAGATTGTAAAGGCTTCTGTCCTCCTTTTCCTTCGCTTCCGAACGGAGCTTGTTGGCTCTGCCGCGGTCTCCCTTCAGCCACGCCATCGCCATATACTTGACGTCTGTGACTTTCTTGGTCCAGACGCCTGCCTTCTTCACGCTGATGATGCCTTCGTCCATACAGATCGTGATATACTCCAGCAGCAGGGAGCAGCCGTCCACCACTTCCTCGATCTTGTGGATTCTATCCTCATACGCCACCACGAAGTTCGTGTTGTTGGCGCGATGGATGTCCGTCAGTATCTTTTTCGCGGTTTCGCGCATATCCTCTCCATACATTCGGAAGGTACTCTTTGTGAAGCCCTCTTTGTCCTTGGTGTCAAGGACGTGTACGACCTCTTGGCAGACCATCTTGACATCGCAGATGTCGTCGAGCTCGGCAACCCGTGTGATAATTGCTCGAACGTCGGCCTTGCTGATGTCGCCGGAGACAACTCTCGTCGCCTGCTTGGTGTACTTCAGAAGCTCCCTTGCTCTGTTGCCAAGCAGAAACTCCTTATCGGCCATGTCTGCACTTCCTTTCCAGGCATTGCCCGTTTAATACGGCGGCCAGATCTTCAGGCTCGCCGATGAAAATGCAGCAGTCGCTCTTGACGGTCAGCGTCCCATAATTTTGAGCGTGGGTCATACCGCAGATGACAAGATCGGTGCTGCGTCTGAGGTCGCACGGAGGCGTGATCGCTGAGAACAGGTTCCCGATGATGCAGGAAATTTCATCAGCGGGGCGTGAGAAAATGATTTCCTCTGCCATCAGAACTCGATCCTGCCCAGCGATGCGTTCCATACGCCGGTCACGTTGACCGCACTCAGGTCGGTGAAGCCGACGCTAAACGGGTTCTTCGTGATCTCCGTGCCGTACTTCAGCTCGATAGCCTTGACGGCTGCGTCAACAGCCGCGATGGAAGCGCGGATGTCGCCATGCGCGGTTTCGTCCGTGTTGTGCGCCGCCACATCCTGATCGACGAGATCGTCGGTCTGTTTCCTCGTGTAAGCATCAACGTCGGGGCGCTGAGATGCGGTCAGTTTGCCGTTCGCGTCCAGCGTTGCGAGCCCACTCGGCGTACCGACCTGTTCGGTGGTCAGATACTTGCTGTCATCGGTCTGAGCCTGACCGACATTTACGGTTCCATAAGCCATATCGTCTGGTTACTCCTTTCCCTGATTCAGCCAGTATTCCGCGGAAATAGCGGCGGCCGGAGCGGTCTTCGCCCATACGCGGATCTTCCCCGCCAACGTCTGGTTGGTCGGAGACATCCCGCAGGCGATAGCCGCTGCCTGACTGTTCGGCGCAATGGCAATGTCAACACGGTCTTTCGCCGTGATTCCCGCCACAACGATGTCGCAATAACTCGGATAATCTTCCGAGTTCTCGTCGATTCCCCAGCCGGTAGTCGGAATCGTGATTGCCTTCGTGTTCTGCTTGTCGGCCTTCACGTCCTCCATTTCCTGCATCGCTTCCGTCACGGTCTGCGCCAGCTTGGCTACCAGACCGTTCGTAAAGCTCTTCGCCGCTTCCGCACAGGCTTTCATATGGTTCAGGTATGTCAATTTACCCATGCGTTACTACCTCCAAGATGGATAATCACGGGGCGAGGGTTTTGCCCTCGCCCCTTTTCAGTCTACGCTGTGATTACGCTCAGACGGTGGCGGCAAAGACCTCGTTCAGCATCTCGGTCACCTCAGTGTCGGTGGCGATAGCGCCATGCACGACATTAGAGGGTTCGGTGTAAACCTTGGTGTCAACGCCGTTGATCTTGACGTTGCCGTTGGTCTCGGACGCCTCGACCTTGGTGGCACCCTCAGCCACACCGCCGAGCTTGGTGCCCTCAGCGTCGGTCATCAGACGCTTGCCAGCCTCAGCGGCAACGAAGTCAGCCGCCTTCTTGCCGGAGTCCTTGAGGTTGCCGTCAGCGTCCAGAGCAGCGAAGTTGCCGTCGGTAGCCTCGGCGACCTTGTCAGCCTTGCCGCTGATGTCGGTCTCCTTCGCCTTGGGGACATAGAGGCCATCTCCCTTCATGACGAGGATGTTGTCAGCCTCCTTGGAGATGTTGACCTTGACCTCGACCTCATAACCAGCAATCTCGATGGTGGTGGAAGCATCCTTGCCGGTCTCCTTGGCCTTGTAGGTATCGACCAGAGCGGCCATGTTCAGGAAGCTGTAGGCAACGCTGTCGGGGTTCTCACCCTTGACGGCGAGGACCATGACAGGCTTGCCGTCAAGGCTGGGGTTGGTGGAGCCGGGATAGGTGGCTTCAGCCCACTTGAACTTGGCGACGAATTCGGTCTTCGTCTGATCGAGGAACATTTCGGTCGGGAAGTCGAACGTGAACGCGGCAGTACCGCTCTTGTCCTCGCTCGTGTAGAGGGAGACGGTATTGCCGTCAACCTTACCGGACTTGAACGCGGCAGCAGCGGAGTCAGACGCCTTCTTCAGGTCAGCCTTGGTAGCGTAGTCGCTCTTGACCTTCTCAGCCAGGGCCTTCAGTGCTGCGAGTTTTGCGAGTTTGGAAACATCGTAAGCCATTTTTGTTTTCCTCCAAAAATATAATATATTTGTTTATTGGGACGCTCAGATCAGGCTTCAGATCCGAACACCTCGTTAAACATCTCTGTTACCTCAGTATCGGATGCAACCGACACCGCTTCTGCGCCCATAGGCGCAAGATCTCCAGCCTCATTCTGGATGAGGTAGCGTTTCGCCACGCCGTCGACAATGACGGAAATTTCCTGGCCAACGTATGCAGTCGGATTGCTCTTGGCATATTCCTCTGCCTCAGCCATCGACTTCCACGTCTCCGTGCCGTCGAGAGAAAAGGCATCCTGACGCTTGATGGTCAGCGGGAATTCCATCTTGGCAAAGCTCTTCTTGGTGTTATCAACTGCCATATTTCATTCCCTCCTCTCAACCGAGCGTGACTTTCAGGACGGCAGCGTTCTCGTACGGAACGGCCGGCTCGAAAACCCACACATTGTAGTCCTTCGCGGTGTAACCGTTGGCGCCTTCGACGGCGACCGTCTTCTTGGTGAAGGTATCGGTCACATCGGCATTCAGCGCAGTCTCGTTGATGACCTTTTTTACACCGGTCTTGCCAGCGATGCAGGCGATCACGACGCGATTTGCGCCAGCGGGAACATTGACGGTAATGGCGCCGGGAGCGTATGCCTTGCCGGACTTGGTCAGGCCGCGGATGTACGCGCTGTCCAGAGCCGGCTTCTCGGCGGTTGCGCCGAAGAAGTAGTTGCGGAACGGCGTGTACGCAGCGGAGTCCTTCGTCTTAGACCCAGCCGCAATCGCAACAGCGGGGTTGGACGCGCCGCCGAGGTTGTCCTCTGCCTGCACACCAGCACCGTGCGTCGCGGTCACGCGGTACTTCAGGCTTGCCACAGCGTTATCGCCGCCAGCGTCGCCGATGACGAAGCCGTTGCCGCCGTTGTTGTCGCTGCCAGCAGGCAGGGACGCGGCATCCACGGATACCACCTGCTCAGCACCGCCGTCAGTGATACGCTCAACCTTCCAGTTGGACGCCACAACGCCAGTACCAGTCTTAGGACCGTACTTGTAGGAACCGGGGTTCAGGGACGCGGCCAGATAGGACGCAGTCGCAACCGGAGTACCAGCTTCCACCGCACCCGCACCGCTCAGGCCGAAGCCGTTGATGGACGGGTTCGCGGTGATAGTCGGCTGGAGGGTCTTGGAGGTCAGGTCTTTCAGGATCGCCGCGACGGACTTGCCGGACACTTCCTTTGTGGCCGTGCCGTTCTTGTCCTTCGTCCAGTTGCCGATGCGGTCGTAATCGCCCGCCAGCATCAGGTTCTCGCGCATGATGACCTTGTCGGCGTCCACGTTGCCGGTCATCGCTTCCCACGCCTCGCCGGTGTACTGGTACGCAGACTTCTCGTACTCCTTGCCGCCGACGGCGGTGGTCACGACGAACACATCGCCCGCCTTCGGGGTAATGTCGGTGTGCGCCGCGAAGTACGCCTCGATGACGCTGCTGTCGGATGCGGACAGGTCGGACTTCGTGCCCTCATAGAGTGCGCCGCCGCCCAGACCAGCCAGAGCCGTTGCCAGTTCTTCGTCGGTCACGCAACCGTCGAGATTGACCGTGGTGTCATCCAGCAGTTCCACCGCGCCGTCTACCAGAGCGTAGATGTCGTAGTGGCTTGTCTCGGTGTTCTTAACAAGGTACAGGATATTCTCCTGTGCCTCCTCCGCGGTCGGGATAGCTTCGGCTTTCTGGAACGAAGCGTGACCCGCCTTGGAGATAGCCGCCAGATACTCTTTCTTGATACGGGTAGCCGTGTCTTTCAGAGCCTGAAGGCTTGCGAGTTTAGAGGTGTCGTATGCCATTTAATCGCTCCTCTCAATAGTCTTTGCCGGTAGCTTATGGGTTCTCGTCCTCAGAGGGGAAGACTTCGTCCAGCATGGATTCCGTGTCTTCGGTGGAGGCCATGTCGTCGGGGCTGACGCCGCTGGTCGATGCGGTGATCGTGCCGTCCGCTGCCACAGAGATACCTTTGCCGATCTTTACGCCGCCGAGCCGCGTTGCCGTAGCCACGGGCAGCACATAGGTCGAGCCTCCGCCTCCCCCACTGCTGCTGGCACCGGGAGATACGAGGGCGATGGTCGCCTCCATATCCTCGTCAGGACTTCTCTTTGCCCAGAAGCGCAGCGCACCGGCAAGGGTCTGCACCGTCGGGCAAAGGCCAGCGTTTTTCGCGGTCTCAAGGGCCGCTTTATGCAGAGCGACGTTCGGGAACTGCGTTTCCGCAGCCTCCGTCACGGGAACATCGACGTAGTAGCGATACTCGTCCATGTCCCACGCGCCCTGTTCATCAGGATTCTCCTCCTGCCATGTCCAGCCGGTGTGGGGAATCGTGATGTCTTTGATGATTGCGGTGCCGACACCGCTGATCGCCTCCTGAACCATCGTCCGCACCAGCTCCTCAGCCTCAGCGGACGTGATGAACGCGCCGGGGTTGTAGGTAATCTGGACATCGGCATCCAGCTCAAGGGCAATCGAAATGGGATAGCGCCGAATGTCAATGCGGTTGTCCTTGTAGGCATTGACCGGCTGCGGGCTGTCGCCCAGCGTTGCGTAGTAGAGCAGGATCTCCTCGGTGTCCTCGGTCTTGGCGAATACGCCAAACTCACGGAGCCAGAAGCCCTCCTGCAAACCGCCGTTCAGGTCGTTGCGGTATTCGACCACCATGCTCAGTACGCCGTTCTCCACAGTCGGGACGGACGAAACGCCCTCCGCAACCGGAGTGACCAGCGTGACCATGTCGATAGGCTCAACGCCTTCCGGCATGGCGCCAGAGCCGACCATGATGCGGGTGAACTCAATCGTCTTCCCGGCCATGAGGCTCGTAATGAGATTGCGGCCGGCGACCGTTACGGTTCCGCCATAGTAGCTCATTTCTGTGTTCCTCCTTCAATCGTTTTGTTGGACTCTGCTTTCGGGGCGCTCCTGCCCTCTGCCGTGCTTTCTCGCTTCAAGCGATCCGCGACGGCTCGTAGGTTTTGGAGTTTCGTGCGCTTCGCAGCAGACCGTTGCGGTGAGGCCATCTTCCCCGACTTCATCACCATGTCGGTGATTCTCGTTTCCATGACGCTCTGAACCGCGCTTCCAGCGCAAACAGAGGTGTCATAGGACACTTCGCGCTCCTGATTGGGCAGCGTACTCTCCAAGACCGCCTGCAGACCGGCGCCCAGATGGAGTTTGAAGCCAAACTTATAGTCTCGCTCGACGCCGGGGAGCGTGTCCTCGGCGATGGTCGAATACCCGCCCCTGACGTACACATGGGCACGGTAATCAATATCGCGTTCGAGGACGGGCAGCAGCGTTTCCGTGACGGCAAAGCCGAGGCCACTCAGAATGTAGAGCTTTGCCGTCTCCATCTCGGTCTTCGTCCGAGCGTAGAGCTTCAAGGTAACGCCAGCGGCGCGGAGCAGCGGCGTGGTGAACAGTGGCGTCGTATCGACGGTGCCATCCATTTCGCCGGTATCAAAAATCATCGTCGCGGGTTCTGCAGGATCTTCCTTGTAGTACAGAGGCCGATCCCAGAACATCCGAAACGCCTTGATGATGTCCGGGTAGGTGCAATCGCAGGTATTTTTCAGGATTTTGTAAATCAGATACCGACGGTAGGTTTCGTCGTTGATGACCTCGAACGGGATTGGGTCGCCAGCGAGCTTGCCGGCCTCCATTCTGGTCATCACGACGATGTCGCCGACACCGTCCAGTTGCTTGCCAACGGCTGTATGTACTCCCCTGTCCTGCCGAAGCTGGTCGTAGAAGTCATACACCTGCTGAAGCTGGGCGCCTATGACTTCCATGAGCGCCTCGATATTGGCCTTGCCCCGGAACTGCTCGACAAGGTCGTTTTTCAGGGTCGCTACATAATCAGCCATCAATCTCCACCTCGATCATCTCCTCCTTGGTGTAGGCCCGCTGACGCGCCGTAATGTTCTTACTGCGGTCGGGGTACTTGGAGGGTTTTTCATCGGAGGCGTCCGCCGAAGCGTAAAGCTGAATGTCGATATAGCTGATGCCCGAGCAAGCTCGATAAAGCTGGCTCATGAACTGCTGCGGAACGACATCCTTGCCAGCATCCAGAGCGTCCATGTTCTCCAGGACGACCTCTCTCAGCAGGTCAACGTAGTTCGGCGGCAAAGCCTCGGAGCGATTGAGCGTGATGCCCAGGCGGAACCATGTGTAAATCGTCGTCGGCCGATTGAACCGGATCGTGATTTCCTCGTCGTACTCACCGGGCAGAACCACGACGGTCTCGCCGACCGTATTGATGCCGCCCGCTTTGTTGGCGAGGATCTGCTGCGCGATTTCCTTCGAGTCGCCGCCATCTACCACGATCTCGACGCTGTGCGGCGGACGGACGATGTCGCCTGCAGGCGTTTCGGTCACGTCCTTCACGTCCAGATAGGTGCCGTCCACATACCATTGGTGCGTTGCGTTCTCATACGGGGCGACACTGCGGACGCCCTGCACGTTCAGCAGGATTGCGGAGCGGATGCTCTCAAGCATATTGCTCGAACGGTTGAAGATTTTGTCCGCGTAGGACTGGCGGAACTCAACGTCCGTCTCTTCGTCACGGCCCGCGATGTAGCCGCAGAGGTTCTCGACGGCCAGCAGGCCAGCGTCGGCGTTGACGATGTTCGTAATGACCCCGCCAGGAATCAGGATGTCGCCGTTCTCTTCGGTGCCGAAGGTGATGATCGACGTCACCGTCTCCGTGGTCAGGTTCTCGGAGAGAAGCAACACATTGTTCGAGGCGATGTCTGCCGCCTCGATGTTCAGGAACTCATTCGTCTCGTCCACGGAGGCCGTGAACTTCTCGTCGGTGATGGCCGCCGCGATGCCTTTCAGCACCGTGAGCGTGTCCGCCGCCGTCGGGCTATAAGAAAACACCGCACCATTGATGGCTACGGTGTAAACACTCTCTGTTCCGAGGGACGCGATTTTGATGCAGGCACGATTGAACGACGTACGGCTGATTTCTCTCGTGTCCGTGATACTCAGATAGGTTGTCGGGTTCGTCGCGGAGGAAATCCTCGTACCGGCGGCCAGCTTCGTGCCGTCCTTGCCCGTACAATGAATCGGGTAGTACGACTTCGCTGCGGCCTCACGGGTGGAGCCGCCGTACTGCGCGGCGTTGTCGAGGCTTCGGCCCTCTGCAGTGGCCGGGTACTGTGAGAAGTACACCGCTTCGCCAAACTCCCAGAGGTCAGCGATGGCGTCGGCCACATTCGTCAGCAGATGGTTCAGCAGGGACTCAGGGTTCTGGCGCGTGTTCACGCCCCATTTCTCCGACAGCCCCGAGTGCATTTCTTCCAGAATGACATCCAGCCGCTTGATATTCGGCCCCTGCGGGGTCAGGCCATAATCAGCCATACAGCGTTACCTCCTCTCTAAACGTGTCCTCTCCCACGGTGACGGTGTAGCGGAACGTCGCCGTTCGCTTTGCCGTGTTGTAATCGACCGATGTGACCGTCGCCGCTTTGACCTCCTTCACTTTCAGGATCTCGTCTCTTACGAGCGTTTTAATCTTGATGGTGTTCGGGTTCTTGATGAACACTTCCTCGAACCATGGGAAGCCAAGCTCAGGGCCGAGCCGCCACTCGTCATAAATCCAGCGCAGCCGAATCATTACGGCCTGTCTGACGCTCTCCGTCGTGGAGATGTCGCCATTCTTGGAGATGGCAATATCGCCGTCCTCATTCAGTCTGATGTCTAACACGGTGAATACCCCCTCCCAGAAGTAGTCTGGAATCGCCAGAAATCACCCAAACGGTGTCGTAGCGCCTCATGGGTGTAGATTGTTGCTTTCGCCTGAAAACTCGTAGCGGCCTTCTACGGGCCTAATACGACAGGCTGCCGGTCACAGTCAGGTTGCCTTCAACGGTGACTTCGGGCGCAGAAATCGTCACGGAGCCTCCCTTGACGGTCAGGCGGGTTCCCTTCACATCGACGATGACCGCGTTTTGAGCGCAGGCGTCCGCTACGGCAGGGTTGCCCTGTGCAAACAGGCCGGGAATGCAGATTGCATTCGTCATGTCGAAGGCCAGATCCGTGCTGGTTTCCTGCCCGTACTGCCAGTAGTCGAGGCTCTGCTCGGCCACCACCAGAAGGCAGCCGTCTCCGGGCTTGACCGGAAACGCAACCGTTGCGCCCTGCCCTGCTCCCTGTGGGAATACGACCGGAACGCCGGTGACTTGTGGGAAATCCATCGTCTTCCCGTCCGGTTTCTTGAACTTCATCGCGGGCTTGACCGTTGCGATGCCCTTTGCGGCGTCAAAGCTGACGATCTGCCCCGGCATGGCCGTATGGATGCCGCGAAGCCCGCGCTGGACGGTATTTTGGATCTCCTGCACAAACTCCTGCATCATTACCCCTGCACCTCCATAAGTCGCGCCGTACACGTCCAGTCACCGGAGATATTGTCCCCGGCCTGCGTCAGCTTGGCGACGCGGAAATAACCCGTGACGGTCTTGCTCTCCAGCTTCACATAGTCGTCAATGTGAATGGCCCCGTTCAGGAAGAACTCGACCTCCCACCCGATGCTGGTCTTATCGCTCGTTTCGGAGTTGGCCTCGGTGACGCGGGCAGGGATGCCCAGCAGCCCAGAGTCCTCAGAGAGAACGAAGACCTCACGGCTCATGACATCCCCCGGCTTCTTGACCTGCATGACGCCGTTCTGCAGACTCCACACGAGGCCGCAGCAGGCGCAGCCCTTCGTCATGATGTCGCGGGCAAGGCCGACGAAGCTGAAGCCGTTGGCGATGTCGGCAAACTCAGCGTTGTACGAATACGTCACCGCCACACCCATCTGATTTGCCACATCGTCGAAGATGGTCTTCCAGTTCACCGTGCCCACATACGAAATCGTGACGTAGGTATCGCGGATCTCGACGAGGTTGTCTACCACCTCGATCTCCGTCTTGCGATCTGCGCCGTCGTGGGTCGTGACGCAGTTTGTGACGATGCCGGCGAAAATCAGCGGCATACGGCTTCCGTAGCCCGCCTTCAGGGACAGGACGCAGTCCTTTTCGTCCAGAGTGGCAAGGTGCTCCTTGTTCAAGTTCCAGACGGTCACGCGCCCCGTGTTCTGCGTTTCAAGGTCGGTGCGCTCAATGGAGAAATTGATGTGCAGCGGGACGGGCTGGCTCTTCGACTTCTCGCCGATCTCGAAGTCCATGCCGCCGGCTTTACCTGCAGCCAAGCGATACTCTCTGTCAAAGTTCGCAGACATCAAAATCCCCCTCTCTCGTTTCACAAACGACTTTGCTCAAAAAGCAAAACCATGAAAAATAAGCAAAGAAAACACGCTCGTGCGTTTGCAAAACGCACACCAAATATATTTACTGGTTAGGTTAGATTACGGTATAGGTTACGGTTACGGTTACGGTTACGGTTATGCGCGGACTGTCCTCGGATTTCATGTGTGACCATCCCACGGAGCGTCCGCGGACAGTCCGTAGGACGGATAGAAAAGTGGGTCAGTCGCTATCTTCCGCAGGGCAGAATACGAAGCTGGCCTTCCCGTCGAGAAAATCATTCCTCCCGATGTGCTCCAGCTTGGTCATCACACCGAAAACACCGCTCGGCAACGCGGTCACGCCGTAGAACAGGTTCACGGGGAACCTCGGCACAATCTTGATGCCGATGACGATAGGCTGACTCTGCGTGTCATAGAGGCCGAACTTCCAGAAGCCGCCGCGGTCGTTCCATGTGAACCGAATCAAATATGCCTTGCCGTTCAGAACGACGCGGCTCATGCTGTCATTGAGGTCTGGGACTTCGATGATCGTATATTCCATCTCGTTTCCCTCCTCATGAAATCAGGCCGATTGACTTTGCGGCACCATAGAGGATGCTCGACTTGCTGTTGCCAGAGCGGCTACCAGAGCCGCTACCAGAGCCAGAACCCGAACCGGAGCCACCGGAGCCTGAGCGTCCGCTGCTCCCGCTGGACGTGTTGGCCGTGCCTGCAGAAGCGCCGGTCGCACCGCTCTTGCCGTAGCTGGCGGGAATGGTCGTCGTCCGCGCCGTCGTAATGCGAATCTTGCGGAACGAAATTGGGATCTCTCTGGCGTAGCCTACCTCGGCGCTCTTGCTGATGGTCAGGTTCTCAATCGCCATGCTGGTGTAGGTAGCGTCGCTGGTGACGATTGTGACCGGCTCGGCGGCGTAGTACAGCTCCTCCAGCCGCTTCGTGACCTGCTCAACACGGCCGCGCCCGCTGTGGCTTCTCCATGTGACCGGAGTATCGGTGACATAGAGAACCATGTTCAGCGTTTCGGCGCCGTGGATGATCGCGTCGCTGACGGAGAAGCCGCTCTCAACGGCATACTCAGGAACGGTAGCCTCGTAGCCATGCTCCTCGCTGATAAGCGCGTCGAACTCGATGCCTGCAATGGTGACAGGTCTTTTTGCTCTTGCCATCTACGTCACCTACCTTGCATACGCGAGGGCGCGAGCCATCTCGCCCGTAGAGTCGCCTGCGGCCTTATCCATCGCCGCTGCGGACTTCTGCTGGCCGGCACGGTCGCCCTCGAACTTGTTGTTGATGTTCACGTTCTGCACGACGCTCTTGCTGACGCTGTTGCTGCCCATAGCCGTCCGCGCCGTGGTGGGGCTGGCTACGTTGGCCTGCGCCATGATGGACATATCGCCCGTCAGAGCGCCGAGCGCATCGCGGACCTTGGCCTTGCCCGCGCTGATGCCCTTGGTCATCAGGTCGATCATGTCGGGCATATAGGTGTGGAAGTCACTCAAAGGGCCTTCATCCGGTTCGGAGAAACCGAGGAAGCCCTTGATCTTGCTGGCGACGCCGGAGACTGCCTCTCCGACCTTACCGACCGCGCCCTTGATGCCCTCGACAATGTTGTTGATGATGTCAGCACCCCACTGCAGGGCCTGAGCAGGCAGACTCTTGATCCAGTCGATTGCGGCGGTGAAGCCGTCCACGATGGACTGCTTGATGTTGCCTACGGTCGTCGTGATGCCGTTCCACATATTCGTGAACGCGGTTGTCACAGACTCCCAGATGCCGGTCACGATGTTGGAAACGATCTCCCAGATCTTCGACCACACGCTGCTGACGACGTTCCAAATGCCGGTTAGGATGGTGCCGAGAATGTTCACGATGCCGTTCCAGAGGTCTGCAAAATACTGCTTGATGTTCTCCCAGAAGCCCTCCCAGTCTCCGGCAAACAGTGCGGAGAATGCGGCAAACAAGTCGGCCAGCACATCAAAGGCAGTGCCGAACACAGCCTTGATGACGTTCCAGACTGCCTCAAACGCAGTCAAGATCGACTCTCCCCATGTGTCCCAGAACTTCTTGAGTGCTCCAAAAACGACCATCGCCACAGTCTTGATGATGTTCCACACCAAGATCAGGCAGTCTTTGATGCCGGTCCAGATGTTTGCGAGGGCGGTCATGATCTGTTCGCCATGCTTCTCCCAGAACCGTTGGAGTCCGCCAAAGACAGACGTAGCCACCGTCTTGAGAACATTCCATACCGTCGTGAGCACTGTCTTGATGACTCCCCACGTGGTAATGAGGAAATCCTTGACCTTCTGGAATGCGTTTTGAATGGTCTCCCTCACCTTGTCGGCGTCAATACCTGCCTTTTCGAGCATCGAACCGAGCAGAGAGTCATTGCCCTGCATGAAGTTCACGAAGTCCTCGATCAGCAGTGCCAGAATGATGATGGCCGCCGCGATGGCGACGACCTTGAGGTTGATGGCACCGAGGCCGGTTTTGAGCTTGCCAAGGAGAGAGCCGGCGTTCTTCAAGAAGCCAATCACCTTGTCCGCCTTGCTCGCTATGAGGAACGCTCCAACCGTGATAGTCAGGAGCTTCAGTAGCTTCTCGCTGCCACCCAGTTTGTCGCTCAGCCATTGCACGGCGTTTCGGACGCGGTTCATGACGCGCATCGCCGTGTCGGAGAACTTCACCATCGCAGTTGCGATAGTGTTCGTCACTCCGAGCGTACTGTCCATCTGCGTCAGCCAGAGTCCCCATTCGCTTCGGATGACAGTCAAGGCGTCTGTAATTCTGTATTGAACGCCCCCAAACTTTTGCTCAATAATGTTGGCGTTGTCTACAAACGCCGCCTTTAGATCTGCGACCGTCATTGTTCTGGACGATGCCATCTCTTCCAGCTTGTCGGAGGTCGTACCGAGCTTTTTGTTAAGCAATTCTACCGCTTCGGGCGAACGCTCCAAAAGCTGGCTGATTGTTTCGCTGTCAACATAACCCTTTGCAAAGGATTTGTTGATTGCTTCCATAAGGCCGGCAATATCTTCATTCGTCTTACCAGCAGACTTAAACAGCATTGTTGCTGTATTATTGAATTTGACCGCCTCGTCGATGTTACCAAATAGCTCCGGGCTTTCATGCACGAGGTCGGAAATCACTCCGGCAGTTTCCGCGTAGCTGCTTCGCGTTTGCCGAGCAGACTCCATGATTTTCTTCTGAATCTCAGCTTGGTCTCCGAGCGCGGCGGTTGAGTTCTTGACCTGTTCATTGACTCGCCCAAACTCTTCCACGAGGGCATTGATTTGCGTCAAGCTGAACCCGATACCGATTGCGCCGAGCAACTTCGCCGCTGTGTTCTTGATGTTGGAAATCGTTCCGTTGACCTTTTTCACGTCGCCTTCGCGTACCTTGAAACCAACCTCGTTGATAAACTTCGCAATCGTCACGAACAATCGCCCTCCTTTCATAGCAGATTTGACCGCTCCGTGTTGACCGTGCCGCTTAAAGCTGATGGGATATTACTCATAAGCCGTAAGGCTATATTTCAGAGAGGAGCACACAATCATGGCAAACACGGTTCTCGCCGGTGATTACAGCGGCCCGATTTCGTTCAAGGGCGACAAAAAGGGCTTCTCATTACCGAGAACAAATTCTTCGGCGCAAAGAAGACCTTCATCAACAAGACTACCGTAGACCACTACGAGCTGGTCATGCAGGAGGGCAATTCCAGCATGGGCAACGGCGTGGCTCGCGGCGCTGTTGGCGCAGCACTCTTTGGCGGAATTGGCGCCATCGCTGGAGCTAACTCCGCCAAAAAGAACAGCGATTACACTGTCTCGATCATCTTCAAAGACGGGACTAAGGCTTTGTGTTCTCTTGACGCCGACAACTACAAAGCCCTCGTCCGCATCATGTACTGAGGTGCAAATGGAAAAGCTCGCTCCCACGCGGAGCGGGCTTTTTATCTGCCCATTTCGGCCTGCATCTCCTCGGCTTGGAACCGCTCGATGTCCCTGTCCATGCTATACAGCGCGTACAGCTTCAGAGCTTCGTCGAGGGTGTAGGCTTCGTCCAACTCGGACTTCGTGGCAATACCCGCTTTGATAAGCGAGTACATTCTCAGCTCAAGCTCGCTGAAGCGTCCGAAGTCGAAGTCTCCCCATTTTCGGATGTCGGAGTCCCCTTCCGCAGCTTGTCGATAAGGCTGCCAGATCGGATTCCGACTCTCTTGAAAAAACCCTTGAAGTTCAGCTTGATAACTTCGTAGCACAGGATGAACATATCCTGCAGTTCGCCGCAGAACACCTCGTCGGCAAGGTCTTTATCCAGAATGACGGTATTGCCGTCGGTGTCCTCGCCCTGAACGCTGATATTCTGCTGGTCGATCAGCAGGCGGCGCATCATGCGTTCGACCTTGTCACCAGAAATCGTAGAGAGTGCGCTGCTGATGGCAGGCATAGCCTCCTCGATGTCCATGTCCAGCGGGTTCGCTGCGGCGTCAGAGCCGCCGTCTTCCGTGTCGAGGCCGCCAAACAGCGGGGCGATGCCCGCCAGAATCGGGGACAGCAAGGCGGCCAGTTCACCGCTGATGTTCGCCGCCGCAAAGGCGCCGAACGGGCGGATATAGAACGTGTTCTCCCCGATGACCTTCTCAATCGTCTGCATTCTTCTCATAGTTCATAACCCCCTCGTTATGTACGGTAGAGGCCGCCCTTGACGGACGGCCTCTTTGCGTTGCTTACTCGGTCAGCTCGCCAGAGCCGGTGTGCAGCTCCCACTCGCGGTTGTTGGACTCTTTGCCGAAGCCGCGGGATGCGGGCTTGGCGGGCCATGCCGCGTCGGAACTGAACACCATGCCGCCCTTCAGGTCTTTAATCAGAATCGGGAACATACCGTCGCCGGTCTGACGGTCCTGCTTGAAGCGGTTCTGCAGGAAGCTGTTCGTCTCGGAGGTCTGCAGCACGGTCAGCTTCACGATGTAGGTATCATCGGGGCTGATGCTGCGGACGATCTCGCCGTCGCAACCGACCTTCTTGGTGACGCCGTCGCCGTTCGGGTCGATGGTGATAAAGCTGTCGTCGGCGTAGCCGACAACAATGTGGTTGCCGAGCGCAATCGTGACTTCCTTCGGGTTGTAGGTCTTGATCTTACCCATCTCTCAGTTCCTCCTTCCTTACAGTTCGTAGGTCAGGCTGCCCTTGAGCTCGGCGAAGTGGATCGCACCGGCCAGTCTGGCCTTGAACTTGCACTTCGTCAGTTTACGGGACGCCTTCTCGGACGCGGACAGGCTGGCCGCCAGAGGAACGGACGTGACGTAGCCGGGGATCTCGGTGCCGTCCTCGTCGAACTCGCTCTCGGCGATGCCGCCGGCGTCCTGACCGGACTTCAGCGAGGCAATCATCTGGTTCTGCACCAGAGAGATACCTGCATCGGTGTACGGCACCTTCGGGCGGGTGACGAACAGATTGACAACACGAAGCTGCATATCGTTCTTCAACCAGTCGCGGAACCGGATGATGTCCGCCCACTCGTTGCCGATGACCTTGCCGTTCATGCTCAGGTTCTTGCTTCCGACCGTGATGAAGTAGTTCAGGCTCTTGTCGGCCAGAGCCTTCATCTCCGTGCTGGTCAGCTTGGACGGGTACACAGAGGCAAGCTGCTTGAAGGCAGTCGTCTCGCTACCAGCCTCGTAGTTCAGCCATTTCGCAACGAACGCCACGTTGATGTAGCGATTCGCGGGCGGGATGTCCTCGTCGGCCTGATCCGTAGTCTCACGGCCATAGACACCCAGAGTACGGAAGTAGACGTTGCCGACGGACGGCTGCACCAGATCCTCGCCGGCCTCACGGACGGTGCCGGGGGCTGCGAAGCAGTCCAGCTCCGTGTAGCAGAAGAGCTTCTCCTGCGTTTCCATGTACGCGGCGATCTCCTCGTACTTGGCGGGGTCAACGCCTGCGGTGCAGAGCACGTACCAACCGGAGGTAGCCAGAGCGCGGGCGATGGTGGTCGCCGGGGTCTCCAGTTCGGTGTCCGGGGTGTTGGCAGGCTCATTGTCCTCGGCGGCCTGCGTGGCAGGTGCGTCGGGGTCGGGGTACGAAATAGCCACGGTGTAGAGCACCGCAGTACCCCCGGTCTTATTCACCGCGACGGTGAACTGCTCCTCCCCGCCCTTGTCCAGCTTCTTCAGGCTGTTCCACACAGGGCAAGCCTTGAAGCTGGCACCGTCGGTGATGGCGGCGTCCTCGATGGTTGCGGTATAGCCGTCGGCGATCAGCGCCGCCAGCATATCGAAAAGGCCGGTGTTCTTGACGCCGGTGATCGGGCCGTCCAGAACCATGCTCAGCTTGCGGGCAGACTCCTTGAAGGAGATGGCGCAGCCGGTAAGGCCCTCTTTCTTGCCCGCATACTGCGCGACCGCAGCATTGGTGTCCTTGATGGTCTGGCCGGCCACAACAGCGCCTTCGGAGAGCTGCTGAACAGCGATATACACCGCCGTCGGGCGAGGACTCTGAGCGAAGGCCACGCTTGCGGCAAGGCCGACGGGGTCGGCATCCGCGCCGCTTGTGACGAAGCCGGCGTTTTCCACTTCGCTGATGTCAGAGTAAACCCCAACGCGGGCTGGGGACTTGGCGCCAGCCTTCGGTGCAGGACCCATAATCAGCAGATTGTCGAAGCTGGTATCATCCACAATCGGGGTTGCGATGTCGATGTCTACCGTGGCAATCATGTCGTAGTTCTTACTCATTGCCTGTTTCCTCCTTTATCTCAACTTCGGTGAAGTAGCCGGTTTCTTCCTTTGCCAGCTCTTCGGTTCCGCCACCGCTGGCGGACGGCTCGAAGGTCGGAACGACGATAGGCTCCTCCTCGTCGCCCCAAGGCCCGGACTTGCTATCAGTCTCAGGCGGCTCGGTAGGCGTGTAGGTCGGCTCCTGCGTTTCCGGGTCTTTCTCGCCTGTGGGGTACTGCAGGCTGCTTTCCAGCAGCGCCGTGGAAGCTCCCACTGCCTTTTGGGTAAAATAAAACTGAACCGTCAGGCGCGAACGGAACTCGTAGCTCGTATCGTTCACAACACCTGTCAGGTTCAGCACATCGCCGTCAATCAGGATGCTCACATCGTTCTGATGGCTCCATTGGACGGTATGCTCGGAATTGAGGAAGTCGGCAAAGGACAGCATATCGTCCACCGCGTTATCCTCGTATGCCACGACCTTCCCTGATACTTCATCGACGACCGGCGAACCGTTCGTGAACAGATCCACCGTGATCGAGAAGCGGGAGAGGTAATGCCCGACGACCTCGCCATCTACGAACGTGTAGTTCGGAGCCTGCGGGCGGTGGACGTTGCCGGGGGTCAGCACCACAAGCGGCTCTTTTTGCTTGGCCGTGCGGCTCTGATTGGCGAATACGACGTTGGCGCCGCCGAAATACTGCTGGGTCAGAGCGCGGAACAGCTCCTTGGCCTGCCCTACTCTCATGGCGTATCACCTCCGTCGGTCGGCTTTGCGAGCGACAAGAAGCCCTCCTCGTCAATCACCAGCCCGGAATCGTCCTTGATGCGCACCACGCCGACGGTGTCTGCGGACGCAATGGGGAAGTTCGTAATGGGCGGGATCTCCTGCTGGGTCTTCCCCGCTGTTGCTGGGTCATCCTGCGGCGGGTCTTCGATGTCCGAAGCCCGTGCGCCGTCTGTCGGCACGAGGCAAAACTGATAGTTCAAGTGCGACAGCACCGTATGATCCCACGGCTGGGCGGCGGTACACTCGTACCAGTCGCCCATGTAGTACAACAGGTCGCCCTTGATGCCGGTAGCTTCGCTGGCCGGTATCAGCACATCGGTTCCGTGGCCTTCCAGATGCTTCATCTTGCGTTCGCCCTCAGGCAGCGCAAGCATCGCATCCGAACCCATCGGGTGGATATGCAGACTGGCAACAAAGTCCTCGTGGTCTGCGGTGATGTAACCGCGAATGTTCTGCGGCTCTTTGAACCGGCGTACCCAGTATTTCTTGTTGAACAGCGTAATGTTCACGGTTAATCACCTCGTTCCTTGATGACGAAGTCAACCGACTGCCTCATGTGGCCGGTGTCTATCAACGGCTGCTCGGACTTTTTCTTCTTGATGGTGGATGGCTTATTCGCCACGAAACCGCCATCGACGATCTCCTGCTGCACAAGGCCCTTGCAGAAGACGCCCAAATCCTTGAGGGCCTTTTCGGTCGTGCCGCCCTCGGCCAGCGTCTTGTTGACCTGCTCACAGGCCGCTTTCAGTTCGGGCTCGTGGTTCTCGAAGCTCTGTCGCATGAACGGTCTGGCTGGGCTGTCAGAGGTGCCGAGTTCGTTGTACGCGGCCACGTCCGCAAGGGATGTGCCGTCTTCGTAGGTCTGGCCCTCTTGGAACCCGACCTGCACTTCAAGCCGGGAGAGCTTCTGCAGTTGCTCGAAATACCTTCTGCCCTCAGGCGTCAGGTCTGAAATGCTCAACGCCATTACGGTTCCTCCCTGTCAACAGAGAGCGTCCCGTCCGGTTCCAGCTTCAAGCCAGAGCCGGGGCGTACCTTGATGCCGCCGAGGACGGCGTCAGAGGCGACAGGCACGATACACGGATTGTTCTTCCCTTTGCCGCCAGAGCTGTCAAGCTCACCGCTGCAATGGATTGGGACAATAACCATCCGTCGGAGTTGGAGAAATTGAACGCCGTAAGCGGTCAAACCGAGTTCGGCATCCGTTGCGAGGTTGGAACTCTGATTCGCCCCGAAGCTGATGCTGCTCCCGCCCTCGGACACGCTTCCAACAGCGAAACCGATGCCGATAGCGCCCATATCTCCGAGCGGATTCTCGCCATACCCGGCCATCTTCAGCTTGTGGCAGACGAGATAGGCAATCGCCTGTTCATACAGCTTCCCGAACTGCTTACGGCTCACCATAGGGCGAACCATCTCCACCCAAAGGTGAAGCTCCGCGTCGGTCAGGGAGATGAACTCTTTCCCGATCAGTCGGATGTACTGGATGGCCTTCATGGCGCTCACTCCTTACTTGTTCTCGTCGGCAGCCTTTGCGGCAGCGGCCTTCTTGGCGGCGTCAGCCTTGGCCTTATCCTCTGCGGTCTTCTTGGCAGCAGCTTCCGCCTCAGCCTTGGCCTTCGCGTCAGCTTCGGCCTTTGCCTTGGCTTCTGCCTCGGCCTTTGCCTTGGCATCCTCTTCCAGCTTTCTCGCGGCAGCCTCTTCGACAGCCTTCTGGAAGGCGGCCTCGCTCTCGTCGGTCTCCAGCAAACCCTTGGCGATGAACGCCTGAATGGCGGGCAGCTTGAGGGTGGCCTCGTTGATGTCCATAGACGCATCGGGCATGAGGATCGTCGTGCCGATGTTGATAATCTTGGAGCCCTTATTTCTGATCTTCATGATGAACCTCCTGTTATTCGTGGGCTGCCGCAGGGTGGCTCCTCGACAGCCTGACGTTATTCTCGATTGACGCAAATGTTATGGGGAGATTGCCGCGTGGCAACCTCCCCACAAAAATTTTCCCCTCTTAGGACACGCCGACCGCGATCAGAGCGGACAGCGGGTAGTAGACGATGACGCCAGCGGTGCGGGCCTCGCAGAGAATGATGGTCTCCAGCTTCTCGACCTGCAGGGGGTACTGGTAGAACGGCATCGGGTTCTCCAGAGTCAGCTTGCGGGGGTCGTTCTTGAACAGGAACGCCACGCCCTGGGGGTTGCCGCCGGTCGCGTAGGGGTTGGTCTCAGGAGAGTCGGCATCCAGCTCAGCGGTAGACACGACGTTCTTGATGTACGGAGCGTGCTCCTGAATGAACGCCAGAACCGTAGTGCTGGTGTCGGGAATGCGGCGGGTGGAGATGTCCATGAACACGTCAGCGGGGACACACAGGGTATCGGGGCGCTCGACGTTCTTGGTGATCTTCGCAACCTGCTTCGCCATGCCGTTCACGTCGGCGAGGATCTCGTCGGCGGACTTTTCGGCCCACTTGGTCTTGCCGCTGGCATTGGCGCCGATGGTGTAGAGAGGAATATTCTGGCCGTCGGACAGAACGCCCATCAGGCCGCTTTCCTCGTCGCCGCACCATGCGATCTTGTTGGTCAGGGCGTCGATCTGGTAACGAGCGGACTCACCCTTGCGGGCGTCCAGAGACTTGCCAGCCAGACGAGAAGCCCGCATCTCCTGAGCGGAGTAGCCGTAGCTGTCGCCAATGGACTTGATCTTGGCGAAGCTGGGCTTGCCGGTCACGTCCGCACGGGGCAGGTCGGTGGAGTAGTTGTCGATAATCTTCGCCAGACCGGTCTTGTCGTAGGTGTAGTAGGTGATGGTCTCCGCGCCGGGGTCGGCCTCGGAGCTCTGCGGGAACAGGTGCAGGGCCGTCAGTTCGGGGTACTCGACGTCGTAGGACTGAGCCTTGACGTGGTCGAGTTCACGGGCGAAAAAGACGGAAGCATCCTCGGCACTATCGAAGCGAGTGCCCTCGGAAGCCATGATAGCCTTGGGGATCTTGGAGCCCCGCAGGGTCATGGCCTCGTCGCTATCATAGTTCATGTGCTTTTTGGTAGCCATAATTCACGTTCCTCCTTTTCTTACGCCTGAGCCTGATTGAACAGCTCAATCGGGGCAATCTGGGCGTTGGTATCGACGCCGCCGACAAAGCGGGCCTTGACGGCGATGGTGGCGGGGTCGCCCTGATGGCTTTCGCCAGAAGCAGGGGTGCCAGCCTCGTTGGTGAAGCAGCCAGCCTCTTCGCCCTCGGTAATCAGGTACACGCTGTCACCGTAGGCAGGCTCGACACCCTCAGCCACGCGGCCGTAAATCTTGCCGTAGCGCATGACGCCAACGGCAGCACCCTTACGAACGGCGAGCTTGCCCTCCAGATCGTACTCGGTGGTGCGGTTGTTGGTGGTGATGCCCTCGAACTTGGCGGCAGTAGCGGCCTTCTTGGGCAGGGCGATATTGACACCGGGCTTGCTGCCCTGAACGACGCCCGCGCCGAACTTCAGGACGCCGTTCTCCTCTTCATTGAGGAAAGTGTCGATCTGGTGCGGCGCGACATCAACGATACCGCCAGCCGCGCCAATAGGGGTGGAATAGCCGTACTTGGTCTGAGCACTCATGTTACTTTTCCTCCTTTGCTCTATTCTGGCGACGCTCGATCATCTTCTGACGGGCGGCATCAGCAGAACCGACGCCGCTGCTGACAGGGGTGCGAGAGTCGCGGTTGAACATCTGCTTCTTCTGGTAGCCGACGTCCTTCTTGGAGCGGGACTCGACATCGGCGACGGCGTACTCGAACGCAGCGTTCACGAACGCATCGCTCTTGCCGTCCAGACGCATCTCGGGACGCACAGCCTTGATGATGGCCTTCTTGGCGGCGGAGATGCTCATATCCTCAACACCGTCGAGGTTCAGGGCCTTACCGATCATGCCGATCTTCACGCGCTGGCGGATGATGGCGTCGATGCCGTCGGCGTTCAGGACTTCGCCCTGGGTGTGGTCGGCGGGCGTAGCGGTGGGGATGGGGTCATCGTCGCTGTCCTGATTGTCGGTGTCGTCGTCGCCCTCGTCGTTGTTCTTGTCGGTGGTGTCATCACCTTCGTCGGTCTGAGGATCGGTGCAGCCAGCCTCGTCGAACTCCTTCTGCGCGAGCAGAGTGTCGATGATGTCGAACAGGATGTCCATGTCCTCGTCCTGATTGGCAATGACGCCCTTCGCGGACTCCAGATCCTCAGGGTCGCCGTCAGCATCGCGACGGTCACGGTTGTCCTTGACAGCCGCCACCTTATCCTCGACAGTCTGAGGCTCCTGACCGGCGGGAGCGACAACGGTATCGTCGTCATCCTGCGCGGCAGCGGGGGCGTTGGTGGGCTTGGCGCTGACTACGGGATCAGTACCCTCGGTGGGGTCCTCGTCGGTCTTGGCGGCGAGGCGCTGAGCGCGGCGGGCCTTGTACTCCTCGATGGCCTTGGCGAGCTCTTCCGGGGACAGAACGCCATCAGCGCGACGAGCATTCTTGGGAGCATTTTTCTTCTTCATGACTTTTCCTCCTTTGAGAGTTCTTGCAGGATCACGGCCATCAATATTTAACCGCGCCTGTTCACCGGCTCTGGCTTCCCGGACCAAGGCCAAGTGGTTGATGCGGATGTCCCGCTGGATGGCGTCGTAGTGCTGGCCGTTCCACTCACCCGGCGTTTCATCGAGCGTCAGATTGTAGCCGAGGGACAGCTCCTTCAGGCCGCAATACCGCATCTCGTCGGTGTTGTGAATAACGATCTCCGCACGGACGTCATCCCCGCTTCGATACCCTTCCGTCAGAATGGTGCCGATCTGATGCTTCTGGACGTTGTCCTTGTCCACCAGACCCGCATCATGCGTGATGATGATGGGCTTGCCCTGATACGAGGCAAGACTCTCAGCAGCGAAGACTTCCTCAGGGAGCCGAAGCTCCCTCCTGACGCTCCCGTCAGGGTTGGTGTACTCGAAGATACCCGTGCTGGTCAGGATCGGCCTGTCCATCAGGTAGCCTTCGGGAGTGAAATACGTCTGGTTCAGCGGGAGGCTGTCCAGACGGATCACCTGAGATAATTTCGGGGCCTCACTCATTGGGCCCACCTCCTTTCGGAGTGTTCTGCAGCGTGAGCATCACTTCTTCTCCTCACTCTGCCCGTTGTCTCCGTCACCGTCCCCGGCCTTTTCAGCGGTCAGGTCGCCGGCAGCGAAGACGCTTCCGCCCTCGTCGGCGTTGGTTTCCTCTGCCGCAGCCACAACGGCTTTGGTGAGTTCCAGCGTCAAAATCTGGACGTGCTCGATCTCGTCGAGAAGCAAACCCTGATACACGTCGGTCAGGTCAGGGGCGTTCTGCTCCACATCCTGCACTCCCATAGCGAGAGAGTCGAGCTTTTCGCTCACCTTGCCAAGCTGACGTGCAAGACTGCTGATTGCACAAGCGTTCTTCACAGCTCTTCCTTCCTTTCTTCTGAATTTGGCGCCGGGTGCGCCCCTATGGGAGCGTCACGGCTTCGGGTGGGTCTATATCTGGTCATCGCACTCACCACCTATTCGCTCTTTCCGAAGCGGTCACGGTGGAAGGTGCGTTCCCATTCAGCGAACTTATCCCTCTCGACTACCTCAGGCGAACAGTTCTTGCCGCAGCGTTTGCGGCTGCGCTTGCAGATGCAAACGGTCTTACCGTTCTGGAAGTCGATGAAGACCTTGATCTTCTCTTTCGTTTCCATGTCCTCTCCTCCTCGCCTGATTATTTCATGGGGATATTCACCCCGTCGTAGTCGAACACGGGGATTGCCACACAGCGGCAACAGTAATCCTCGCCGGGGTGGCATTTGCGGCCGGTGTAGACTCGGCCAGCCTTGGTGTCGTACCACATCTCAGGCGGGTCGTTCCAATCGAAGGTCTTCCCGTTCAGCGCCGCATGGCACGGGCGGACGCGGGAATCGTGGGACGTAGACCACCGATATTTCTTGCATCCGGCATCGGTCTGCTGCATCTTCGTGATCTGCGCGTTCAGCGTTGCAAGCTGGTCACGGGCCAAAAGCTGGGCGTGGCGCTTGGACGTGCCGTACTCGCTCTGGATGTCCTTCTGGATGTCACGGATCGGTCGCCCGTTCAAGTATCCATCCAGAATGATTTGCCGCATATTGCCGAGCGTCTCGGTCGGCAGGCTCTTGATGTAGGCCACGTTCTCGGCGATCCACCTTTGGATGGCCTGCTCGTACAGTTCGCCCGAGTAGTAGTCGTCCATAATGTCGATGCCCAGCGTGTCCTTGACGGCGCGTTTCCACTCTCGTACTGAGGTGTTCTGCGTCATCTTGGCAATCTGCTGGATTTTTCTGTCGAGGCCGAACTGCGCGATGCGCTTTTCCAGAGCTGCAGACACTTCCTGAAGCATCTGACGGATGCGGGCGTCGAGGTCGCGGCTGTCATCCAGTCGGGAGTCTCCACGCCGTTCACGCTTGTACTCGTTCATCATGGCGGGCAGTTTCTTCTTCAGTTCCTCGTTCAGAAGCCGCATATAGGCGCCGGCGATGCGACGGTACTCACGCTCTGCAGATTGCGGGTATTGCGGGGTGGTCTTCGCAGGAAGGGGCCTATTCCCCCGAAACTTGGGGCGTACAGCCTTTTTAACCACCTCTTGGTATTGGTTGTTGGTCAAAGACAAAGCCCCCTTTACGGTCATTTACGCAGGTTTGGCGATGGGTTGCGGGCATAAGAAAAGCAGGGCGGTCACTGTTCGCTCTGCTCGTTGCCCTTATTCTCCGTGTCAGCTCCGGCCGCTCCATCCGGTTCCTGAACAGGAACCAGATTGCCGCTCGACCAGTTGAAGCGCCCTTTGTCGCCCATCATGGCCGTAAGCTGTTCTTTCGATATGCTCATGCGGTTTCACCTCAAATCTCATTGAGCTGCGGGTCGCCCTCTTCATAGAGGCCGAGCCGTTTCCATCGCTCGATCACCTGTTCCTTGGTGGCATACTGGAAGTCCTGCGGCTCTCGGCCAGTGACGTCCATCTTGATCGTGTAGCTGTCGCCAACCTTGCTGACACCTCGGACGGTGAACTCCGTGCCACGCTGGAGCAGGAACTCGTGTTCGTCAGGCTGGCCGTAGGTCGAACCGATGTAGGCTCCGACGCCTTTACCCGCCGGAACGTTGATCTCCATGCGGACGTTGCCACTCGCAACACTCTCATTCAGCACGGTCGTGCTTGTGAAGGCATTGTCTCGGAACGTGCTCCCCACCTTCTGGGAGAGGGACTCAAACACGTCCTTCTCGCAGGTGCGGTACACGGTAATCGGCTCTTTCAGCTCGAACTTGTCGATACCGGACTCGACGCGCTGGATCATATCCCGAACGTCGGTCTTGCCTGTTGCGTTCCAGTTCTCGACCATGCGCTCGGTCATTTCGCCGCGGAGCAGGCCGTTGATGCCGCTGTAATCGGAACCGGCGTAATTCATAATCGCGTCAGTCTCCTCACCGGAGAGGCTGTCGTTCCACCTCTTCACAGGCGAGTTCTCGTACTCGCTTCTCAGTCGGTCGTATTCCTCACGATTTTCGCTCCGCAGCTTGCGGTCGGGGCGCGCCCCAAAGAACGTGTCCGCATCATGGGCGTCCGCAAACGACTTGGCGCCGGTGATGGCCGTGCGCCGCTCGCCCTTGCTGGATTTGGCCTTGCTGAAGCTCTGCCCGTGCAGTTTTCCTCCGCCGATGGCTACGCCACCCTCCAGCGGCGTGTGGGTGCCGTTGATAGTCACCCAGTCCACGTCGTCGGCGTCTGTCTCAAAAGGGTCGCGTTCACCTCGGAGAACCGCCTTCAGGAGCTTCACGTCGTCTGCAAACGGCTGGAACAGCGACGGGGTCAGCAGCTCGATTTCCTCCAGCGTTCTGAACTGCGGGTCGGCCATTTCGCCATCCACGCAATTCGGCTCGCCTTCGTACTCAGTACACAGGAAGATGTACGGCTGAATGCCGGTGTCAGGCTCCATAGGGCCTCGGCCGAGCGGGATCAGCTCTTTCGGGCTGATGCCGAACTCTTCCTCTGCTTCACGGAACGCCGCCTGCTTCGGAGATTCGCCTTCCTTGATGTGACCGCCGGGGCCACAAATCAGGCCGTGGCCGAACTCCGTCTTTCTGGTTCCACTCAGAACCTTGCCCTGAGAGACCACCAGAACGCCTACACAGGCTTTTATATCTTCGGGTGTAGATGTATTCCCATCACCCTTGACACTCTGTACCGAGGCTTTAGCGCGATTTTGCGGTGCATTGGCGGCCGACTGTTGACGTTCCTCGTCGCTCATGTCCTGCGGCAGCTTGGTCGCAGCAGGTGCGGCGGCGGGAGCTTCGCCGTCTCCACCGGGGTCTTTCTTGTGCTCTTCGGTGCTGGTGCCCTCGGCATAGTCAGCGAACTGGCCCTGCTCGAAAATGCTCTGCCCAACGTCACCGGAAACCTGACCGCCCTCTGCAGGCTCGTCGGGGAACAGATCCTCGTCGTCGTATTCGTCGAGCATATTCTCGACGTCGAACTCCTCGCTGTCGGCCAGCTTGGCGCGAACCTCACTCGGGTCGATAACCTGCTTGTCGATGTAGAGCTGGGCGGTCTGCGCTCTGGTGAACTGCGTCTGTGCCCGCTTCTGGTCGAGGTCTGCCTGTTCCGTGTCGCTGAGCGACCACAGGGGGTTGAACTCCACCTTGATCTTCGGCACTTCATCCACTTCGCCGGTGCGAACGCCAGCTTGGAAGATGACCGACAGCAGGTAACGCAGGTTCTTCTTCACCATGCGCTTCTGGATGCGCTCCAGATAGTTGTACCAGTTCTCCAAATCGGCGTCGCCGGTGGCGTTCATGCCTGCCGGTGAACGGCCAAAAAGGATGGTCTGCGGAATCGAGGTCAGCGCCGACAGAAAGTTGCAGGTCGAGTCGATGACGTCGGAGACGCCGCTGAACTGGAACTGCCTGAAGTCGTAGTCCTCGCCTTCGCTGTCAATGGTAATGCTGTTCAGCAGGCCGCGGGCCATGTCAATCGTCTGCAGACGGCGCAGGACTCTGTCCTCGCCCTCTTCAGTGGCAAGCTCTGCGGCCAGATCCTTCATCTTGTAGACCGCCTGAACGGAGCGGTCGAGCAGCTTCGTTGCGCTGCCGTGGGCCACTTCCGCGTCACGGATGGCCCTGTTGATTCGCACATACTCGGGGATGCCCCAGAGTTGGTAAATCGAATTGGTCGTGTTCTCGGGCAAGATGCCGTTCTGGAACACCAGGCACCGGCTGTCGTGAACGGTGAACGAACCGGTGCGGCTCGTTACGTGGTAGAACTCGGGCATACCGAGGCGGGAGCCTCTGGTGCGGAACGGGTCACGCGGGTCGTAGGAGAACATACTCTGGTAGTCGGGCTGGATCACTGAGCGGTCATAGACGCGAATATCGTCAATCGACCGGATGTTGCGCCAGTCCAGAGGCTCGTCGATGCCGCGGCCGTCGTTAATCATCATCACAGCGATGGAGCCGCCGAAGAGCCGCGCCCAGCGGATGGCGGTCATGGCCGTTTCTTCCCAGTCCAGCTCGTCGAGGGCCTCCGTATAGAAGTCCTCGATTTTCTGGTCTTTGGTGCTCTCCAGCGTGAAGCCGTGCTTGATGGCCTCCTCTGCGGGCGTGTCGATGATTTTCGCAAACAGGCCGTTGCCCTCGTAGTACATGGTGAGCAGTTCATCGGGAACCACAGGCTCGGCACGGAACCGATACCCTTCCGTGGTGTCCTTGCTCGTGCCGTACTTGTTCATCATGTTCACGTAGCCGTCGGCTCGGTAGGGGCGAACGGCCTTGCCGGTCTGCATCTCGATCAGGTGGGCGTACCTCTTTACGATGCGCTCGGCTTGGTCTTTGCGTCTGTCGTCCATACCCTCTCACCTCTTTCTCAAATCAGGTTGCCGACGTTGAACGCCGTCTTCGTTTCGATCTCCGCAAATGCGTTGGCGCTTGCATCGACCATATCCTTGAACTTTCCGTCTGGGAAGTTCTCAAGTTGCGTAAGATACGCCTCGTTCCACTCGCCATACATGATGTCGAAGTTGCCAGCTTGCCATTGGGCGGCCATAGGCTCGGCTCTGGCCTCTTTACTGCCGCTTTCAGCGACGGCCGTAACGTCGAAGCCAGACAGGAACTTGATGTAGGACTCGGCCTGCTCTTTACCGGCTTGGCCGGGGTCTTTAGGCAGGCGGACGCGGACGCGCTTGTGCGCCGCACGGTCTGCCTGAGCAGTCAGCTTTATCGTCTTTCGCACATCGGAGGCGTTCATCTGCTTGTTGATGACGTCCGCGATGACGTATCGGCCGTTCTTCCGCTTGCCCATCAGGACGCCAGCGGTATAGGCCGGGTCGCCGTTCTCGGTCTTCTCGGTTGCCGCCAAGTCCCAGCAGCGAACCCACTGGATGACGTCCTGCGGCATGATGGTCAGGATCTCGCCAAGCTGCGTTCTCTTGAAGAACAGGCCGGCGGCGGCCCTGATCTTCCAGTTGCCTTTGAGGAGTCGCTCGCGCTGGATGACCGACAATGCCTTCAGGTTGGACAGGTAGCCGGGGTCGATGCGGAGCAGCTCTTGGTTGTCGTACACAGAAGACATGATGAACGTCACCGACTTCGGCTCGTTCTTCTCTTCCGGTGTGGTCAAATTGAAGCGTTCCCAGAGCTCCTCTCTGGTGTCCGCCCAGTAAACGACCTCGTCGCGCCGAATCATGTAGCGAATGAGGCCAGAACGCTCAGGGATGGGATAGCCGGTGTCTTGGTCGATCCACCATGCGATGAACTTCGCCACCCAGCTATCAGCGTCAGGGTTGCAGGTCGCTCGAACGAACGGCCTGACGCCGCAGGTCGAACGGTTACGGGACAGCATATAGAAGAAAATCTCCTCGCTGAAATGCGTCAGCTCGTCGAAGCCAATCTCGCAGATCTGAGCGCCCTGCCAGTTGTCCAGCTCCTCCGAACGCTCGATGTGCGCGAAGGACACCTTGGAAACCTCGTTGCCGTCCTTATCCCGAAACGACCACGTGCCGTCCGAGATTTTCCGCTGTGCCCCATTGATACCGTGGTACATCTTCTGGGCTTCATCCCACAGGCCGCCTTGGGCGAAAATCTGCTTGTAGTTCTTCCTGAAGATCGTGCAGCCGAAGCCCTTGACATTCTTGTATCTCAACGCCGACAGCAGCAGGCCGTAGGTCTTGCCGCCGCCGGCCGCTCCGCCGTAGATGCAGATGTCCGCAGGGGTTGCAAGAAACTTCTCTTGCGGGCCGAACTGCGGCTTCAGCACACGGACTTTTCTCTCAGGACTCTTGCTGGTCGCCATCGTCCCTGCCGTTTGCGGGGAGATAGATCAGAACATCTTCGGAATCATCGCCGGCGGAGAGGGCGACTTCCTGCCGCTGCGCCCACTGGGTACGCTTGCGGTTGTTCAGCCAATACATAATTGCCATAGTGTCTGGCACTATGTTCTTCGTCGTGTTCTTGATGCGGACGGGCTTCGGGTTGCCATCCTTATCCATGTCGATTGTTTTCTCGGTGTCGGTAATCTGGTAGCCCAAAGCCCTTTGATAAAGCGCCTTCTCGACCTTAGAGTCGGCGATGTTCTTTCCTCGCTCGACTGCGTCGTTCAGGCTCTCATGCTCCTGCTTCCAGCGAATAAAGGTGCGCGTCGAGATGCCGAAAGCCTCGGCAATCTCGTCGTTCGTGGCTCCCTTGATTGCCAGCGACCAAGCCCAATCGTCGTGGTATTCGGGATTGTACTTGCTGAGGGCCGGCATATCACATCACTCACTTTCCTGCCAGATATTCGGTGGCAAGCATTTCGATCAACTGCCAGCGGTTCTTGCTCGTGATGGCACCGTCCTTCTCGGCCTTCTTGATGGCCTTCGTAATGGTAGCTGCAGACTCCGCAGGGATGGCGTTGCTGCCGAAAATCTTCGTCAGATACGTCCACTCCTCGTCGTCCTTGAAGCCGACCTCGTCCATCTTCTCCGTGACGCTCTCGATCATGGAGTGGATGGCGGCGCCGACGTTGCGGATGTCGGAGAACTTCTGGTAGCGAGCCAGCGCCTCGATGAACTGCTTGCACTGCTCGTAGGGCGCGACACCGATAATCTCAGGTGCCGAGGACTCAAGATTCTTCACCAGCGCATCCATGTCCTTCACCTGATGCGGCAGGAACGAAAACGTGATGTTCTTGAAATCGAAATGCACCGACGGGGACAGCAGCTTATCGTACTGCTCCAGAGGCTCCTCCATGATGTCCTTGCCGATGAAGCTCTCCAGCATATCATCCACGTCGTCGAGCATCTTGCAGATCTCGCGCAGGATGGACGGGTCATCGAAACCGCTGATGGCGTTGTGGGCCAACTGCTTCGATGCGATCTTGGAGCGGGACAGGCCGCTCACGTCGATGATGGCGATAATCTCCTTCATGCCGGCGGCGCGGGCGCTCTTGATGCGGTGGTGGCCGGAGATAATCTCCAGAATGCCGTCTTTCTCCACCAGCAGGGGCAGGCTCTCAAGCTGGCCGCGGTTCTTGATGTTCGCGGTGAGCTGATCCTGCATTTCCTTCTTCATGATGCGGGCGTTGATGTCCTGCTCCCGCACCTTATCAAGCTGGACTTTGGCGATAATCAGGCCAGTGCCCATGTCGTAAATCTTCTCGTAGCTCATTGCTGTGCTCTCTTCTGCTGCCATTGTTTCTCCCTCCTCAGCCATTCGGCCAACGTAGCCTTCTCGTCACGGCCAGCCACAAGGGCGGCCTCATAGGTCAGCTTGTACCCGTTCTTCGCGTCCTCCTGCCGGTTGACCAGCTTCATGATGCCGCGAACCTCTTTGTTCTCGGCGTACTTCGTGAGCATGGCTGTCCGCATCTTCGTGACCTTCTCTTGGTCGATGTCGTCGAGCAGCGTGTCCACGAAGCTCTGGTTCTGGGCCAGCATATAGCAGAGACGGCCGAGGCGGTACAGCTTGTGCGGTGCCTTCATGACGTACCACACAAAGATGGAGTCCGCAGCCATCTTCGAGATGCCGAAGACCGCGGCCACATAGCCGTCGATCAGGACGGCGCGGTTGTAGGTCGCCTGCGAGCCTACGAAGTTGTGCGTCCAGAGCATCCGGTAATACTGCGCGTTGGCGCCGGCGATCTGGATAATTCGGATGTCGCTGTCCTCCGTGATCTCATAGTCGAGCGGGAGCATACTGCATTTTAGAGGCTCCAGCTTGCCCTCCTGGGGGCGCTTGATTTTCTTCCCTTTGGCGAGGGCCACGGCTTCCTCTTCCCTGTTCGTCGTGATATACGAGTTCAGGTCGGCGCGTGTCCCAGAGCGGGCAAAGATGGTGTGGCCGACGGCCTCACCTGCTCGTTTCTCCTGATAGCACAGGAGCAAAGCCGGGGCGTCCATCATCATGTCGTAGAGCTGCTGGTGGCCGGTCTCAGGGTCGAACATACCGTAGGGCGGCTCTTTCCAAGTCATCTTGCCCTGCGTGTCATAGAACTTCTCGTAGCCGGCGAAGTACGTCGGCGGGTTCGCCACGATGATCGTATGCGGGTCGTCCTTCACCTCGCGGAGATGATCCCACATATCCAGCGGGCGGTAGCTCATGCCGCCGAGCAGGCTCTTCGTGGCCTCAAGCTGTCGGCGGATGCTCTCGATGTGCTCTTCACGCCTGTCGTGCAGGTCGCGCAGGATGTTGTGGAAATACTCGTTCCCTGCGCTCTTCGATGTCCGCAGATAGATTTGCGCGTACAGGGCCACGGCTGGGTCTAACAGCTCTTCATCGGAGAAGCCCTGCGCGTGGATCTGCAGCGGTTCGAGAGACTGGCCCGTGATGGCGTAGCCCATCACCGAGGTCATCATGTTCACGTCGCTGGTTTCGATCTGCTCAGGCTTGAACCCCGACTGGACTGCCAGATTCGCCATAGCGAATGTACCGGCGCATGGCTCTACGAACCGCGTGTACCCAGAACGCCGAGCGGTCTTAATGAGCTCAATCAAAAACTTCTGCTCAACACCGTTCAGGCACCCGAGGAACATCGCTCCGGGGTCCATAAAAAACGCCATTGTACTGACCTCCTATCGGTTTCGAGAACACGAAAAAGAGGCGGCGGCCTTGCGGCCGTCACCTCTCAGACGTGGTCTTCACTTACATCTCGTCGATCAGCTTATCGACGATGTCCAGACAGGTCATCGCTGTCCTGCCCTTCTCATTCCAGTATTCCGCAGCGCCACCCCTAACGCTGTCGGCTACCGTTTTCACCATCAGGCACGGAACGTCGTTGAGGTCGCAGGTCAGCAGGATCGCCGCTGCTTCCATGTCGCACACATCCGCGCCGAACTCTTTGTTGAGCCAGAGCTTCTCCTCCGCCTTGCCCATGAATTTATCGCCAGATGCGCAGCACACATGACGCAGGTTCGGGAACATTCGGCTTGCCATCTCCATGAGCCGTTCATCGGTCTGGAGCCGCCGGTCTGGGTACTCCATGTATCGACCAACAGGCACACCGTCCACGTCGGATAGGTCGTACTGCCAATGCACCACGCAGTCAACGAGGCAAGGCTCGTCGGCCATCAGGTCTTCTCTGCAGCCTCCCACTACGCCGTAATTAAGAACCGCAGCGACCTCGTAGCGGTCGATAAGGTATTGTGTTGCGGCGGCCGCGAAAATCTCACCTGCGCCGCTATACAGGGCGTAGACTTGACTTTTGGCGGTTTGATAAAGCACTGTGCCGTAGCCGTCGTTCAAATCGTAGCCTTCGCCGTATTTCTGACGCATGGCCTCTTCCTCGACTGCTACGATTAGTCCGATCTTCCTCATGGAGTCACTCCTCGATGCAAGAGAAAAGGCAGCCGGTTCTCCGACTGCCTTTCTCGTATTCTGGACCGGGCTCCAGCTTGCGAGGCTGGAACGCCTGCCGGGTAGGCAGGAATGATGCACTTTCACCAAGCCCGGATATGGACCGGGAATCCGCTTACGGGGCGGAAACTCTCGACAGGATGCCGAGCGTGATACCTTTCACTATTCCCGGATGTTGCCCCGATGGTCTGGGTCTATGGCACGGACGGTTGGGAATCGAACCCACCACACGCGGTTTTGGAGACCGTGTCGCCACCTTGGGACATTCGCCCGTATATGGACCGGAACCCTACTTGCGAGGTAGGAACTCCCTCAAGGATAGAGGGCGTGATGCTCTTTCACCAGTTCCGGGTATCTGATGTGCGGGCGGGGATTTGTCACCCCGCATAGCGCAGGCAGCGTACAACGTGCTTTCTTCCCGTCCGAGGTAGCTACTTAACCCCAATAGGTCTGCGTTCTGTTGTGCCCTTCTGCGCCGCATACCCTTGCTGCGTCTACCTATTCCGCCACCGCACATCACCGGCCTGCCGGTTACAGCAGGCTCAGTTGCTCAACTTTCTCTTCAGGCGGTTTTGCCGCCTTAGGCTGCTTCAAAGCGTCAGCCTCAGGCATCTCCTCGATGACCTCGCCGGTGTTGGCCAGCCACCACTCCGCAAACAACGTGCGGTGGCACCAGTTCTCAGGCTTACGGATGTCCTCAAAGCAGAGCAGGACCAGCTTCTTGTCCTCCTCCTGAGCCTTGGCGTCAAGCCGCTGGACGATGCCGATAATCTTATCGACGCCGATCTTATCCAGCTTCTTGAAATACTCGGCCTTGTACTCCTCATAGCCCAGCTTCAGCATATCGTACCGCGGAGCCAGCGCGTAGCACTGTTCACGGATCTCGTACCCAGTTGAAAATCTGGGCTTGCCGACGCTGATGCCGACGGGATAATACCCATCGTTTCGGAGTTCCTTGTTGCTATACCGACCTGTCATAATTGCCATGTGATTGCCTCCTGAATATCTTTACTTTATTGTACCATACGGCCTACCTAAAGCAAGGTTTTACGGTGTCGCTACGCATTTTTGTGACCTTGTTCGGATGCCTCGCGCCTCGCTGTGGCAGGCTGTGAAATCCCTTTTTAGGGGTGACACATACCCAGCCGATGGCCCTCCGCCTCACCGTTCCGCCGTCGTGGCGTTTTCGATGCAGGTTTCAGGCCCTCAGGCGCCGTGTGGTTGTGATACTCAGGGGTTCTCACCAAGCAACGCCTTGCTGGGTCTGTTGCGCTTACTTGATGGCTTCGAGCAGCTTCTCTGCAGTGTCCGTCTTCTCCCAAGTACGTTCCTCGCCGATGACGTTGCCGAAGTGGCCGTAGGCGGAGGTGTTCTTGTAGACGGGCTTACGCAGGTCAAGCCAGTTGATAATGCCTCTTGGGGTCAGATCGTAGACGGCCTCGACGGCGTCACAGATCTTATCCTCGGCGTACTTACCTGTGCCGTAGGTATCGACGCGGATGCTCACGGGATGCGCAACACCGATGGCGTAGGCAAGCTGAACCTGACACTTGTCAGCGATGCCAGCAGCCACGATGTTCTTTGCAATGTGGCGGGCTGCATACGCTGCGGAGCGGTCAACCTTGGTGGGGTCTTTACCGGAGAAGGCGCCGCCACCGTGCGCGGCATAGCCGCCGTAGGTGTCCACGATGATCTTACGTCCGGTGAGGCCCGAGTCTGCGGCAGGACCGCCCTTGACGAAACGGCCCGTGGGATTGATGAACAGGGCGTAGGTGTCAACGTCCATATTGGGCTGGTAGGTCAGCAGCTCGTCGAGGACGGGCTTGATGACGTGCTCCTTCAGCGGCTCCTCCAGATCCTCGGGTGCGACGCACTCCTCATGCTGGGTAGAGATGACGACGGTGTCAACCCGTACCGGGTTGCCCCCCTCGTCATACTCCACCGTCACCTGTGTCTTGCCATCGGGGAGGATGTGAGGGATCGTGCCATCCTTTCTCTTCTTCATCAGCAGGTATGCCATCTTATTCGCCAGCGTGATAGGCAGGGGCATCAGATCCGGTGTCTCGTTACAGGCGTAGCCGAACATCATTCCCTGATCCCCCGCTCCGCCGACTCCATCGTTGGTTCCCATTGCGATGTCAGGGCTCTGCTCGTCGATGGCTACCATCACCGCGCAGGTGTTGCCGTCAAATCCCGCCTTGGGGCTGTCATAGCCGATGTCCTTCAGGACGCCGCGGGCGATGCCGGCAAAGTCGATGTAGTGCTCCGTGCTGATCTCGCCCATGACCAGCACCATGCCGGTCGTGCAGCAGGTCTCGCAGGCCACACGGCCATTCGGGTCATGCTTCATGACCTCGTCGAGCACTGCGTCAGAGATGCGGTCGCACACTTTATCGGGATGGCCTTCCGTGACCGATTCCGAAGTGAAGAGTATCTTGCTCATGCGTTGAACCTCCTTGTTGTCTTTCCGTTTCGTCTGGATTTCTTGTCCCCCTCGGACTCTCCAGATTTTCTATGCTACACGATAATACAGGTTGATGGTGAACTTCAATCCCGTTCGCTCCCCATCAATTCTTGTTGCTCTCTTTTTGTCTCTTTTCCTGTCTTTTACTCCCCGATACAGGTATTCAAATGCGCTGGCGGTGAACGGTTTCGCCGTGGAAGCAGCATCCGCAGTAGACCCAGACGCCATCCTTGAGGGCGAACGTCATAAACGTCGGGCGCCAGCGGCCATTCTCGTCTACCATGTGGTCGTATGCCTCGCCCACCTGCAGATACCCGCTCGACATGGATGCGGGCGGGACGCAGTCGCGGAAGTCATTGACGATCTGATCGTCCACGGTGTCTCCGGGTTGTGCCGCTTTGTAGAAGTCCCCGGCCGCCGCCCAAACCTCCCGAGTGATGTGTTTGCTCATGCCTTATCCTCCTTGATGTAGTTTTCATTGAGCCAGTCGATCCATCCAGAAATACCTCCGCAGGCGTCCAGCACGTCGTCCGCGTCATCCACGACGCTCGACCCGTGCCAATGCCCTTTCGGGTCTTTCACAAATGCCTCGATCCAGCTATTGTTCTCAAAGGCCACCTTGTTTTCAGCCTCTTCGTCTGCATTTAGGGCATCCCACAGCTCTGCGTCACTCTTGAAGGTAGTTCTCAGAGCGTCAGACGCCGCCATGTTCATCGCGCCGGTGTTCTGCTTGTTCTTATACAGGAAATCGTGGCCGTTCATGAAGCCGACGATCTCGACGTCTCCATGTACCTCGATGGACACCTCGTAGCCCTTGTATCTCAGGCCGCCGATATGGCCGCCGTACCACACGCAATCGAGGTGGTCATCGTCAATGAAAATGCTCTCCTCGGTCAGAAGCTCCGCGCCGAACGCCTTCGCGTCGGCCTGCATCTTGCGGTAGCGCCGCTCGATCTTCGTTCTGCTCATGCCTGCTTCTCCTTTGCAAAAATATAGGCGCTCACCATTTCAGCCGTAACGTCCAAATCCATGTTACGGAGCCACACATCCGACATGAGGTGCAGCGTTTTGAACTCTTCTGCGTCGATACGCAGGCGTTCATCTACCATCGCAGGGGCGTCGCCTCTGGAAATCATGCGCTCCCTTCTCACTTCTTCGGGCGCCCATATCCCGATCACCGCAATACCCTTGCTTCCCGCATAGTGGTTTTTCATGTATTCGATGCCAGCGGGGTCAATGACGTACAGAAGGCTGCTGTCAACCTCCGACTGTGGCACCCCGTAGCGGTAGCCGTTGTAGAGCGTAAACGCGCACATCGGGCCAGCAGCATCAAACTCCTCCGGTGTCACGAAGATGTGACCCGGCTCTCCAGCGTATCGAGGCGGGCGTTCGGTGTACGACCACACCTCTTTGAAACCGTACCACTCCGTTATTTTGCGGGCAACGCTGGATTTGCCTGAGCCAGACGGGCCGGCCAGCAGATAGATATACTTTGACTGGTTCATTCCGGGTCTCCTCCTATATGCCCATGTCGAATACTTCGTAATCCTCTATCTCCTCGATGTCGTACCCGTCCTCTCGGAGCGAAGTAAGCACAAAGTCAAAGTATTCATCTTCACTGTGCCTCCACTTCATCTCTGCGTTCCCGAGGCTCTGCGCGAACCTGTGGCCGTCGTAGTTTCTGACGCGATACAAAGCCGTGTCGAACACGCCATCATCATCACTGAAAAGCAGAATGATTTTCCCACCAGCCGCATCTTTGCCCTCGCAGCCCTCGTACTCGGCTTCGCAAGGCCAGATTTCAGACCCGAACCCTCTGTCCTGCTCCCACCTCTCGAACAGCTCCGTGATCGGGGTTGAAATCTGGTCGCTGTCCTCGGGGTCGTCGTACTGAAGGCTTTGCAGCTCCTCCATCAGCTCACGCAGAGAATGCCCGTGGTCGATCATCCACCGCAGTTGGAACTGCTCATAGTCGCTCATGCTTCAACCTCTCCTTTCTTCGGCCAGCTCGGGCCGCAGTTGAAAACGAGGTACAGGTGCTCACCGTAGTCCTCGATCCTGTCGCCAGACTCTTCGAGCCCATGCAGACACGCCGTATTCACCACATCAACAGCGAGCCGCAGCTTTCTTGTGACGATGTGGAAATCGTACCCGACCAGAACGATTACCTGATGAATGTCATCCAGGAACCCGTTCAGGTCAAACTCAACGCTGGTCACACCGTCAATGTTCATTAAGTCTTGCTCAAGCGACGCGCACTTATCGGTGATGCCGTACCGTTCGGCGATCCGTGTAGTCTCGTCGTTCATCGAACCGCCCCTTTCACGTAGTACCTGCCAGCCTCTGCGACCGTGGTATCGTCGAAGCAGTCGGTCATCGCACTGCTGACCTTGCGGATCATCTCAGGGTCAAGGCCAGCACGTTCCATTGCCATGATGGCGTAGCCCTTGCAGGCGTCGTTATTCCACGGGCCTTCGATCATCTGGGCCAGTACGCCAAGTCTTCCGGCTGCATAGCCCTCCGCTCGGATGCGCTCCACCGTCCTCTCGGGCAAGACAACGCGCATGGATTTGCAGTCGAAGTCTTCGTCATCCGGGCTGCAGTCGAGCAGGCCAGCGAGTCTCTCTTCGATTGTGGCGTCATCCACCTCTTCCTCGATGTCCGTTGCCTCGAAGGCGTGATAAGTTTCGTAGGTATCGTGGCTTCTCTCGAAGCCGTAGTGCAGTTCAATTTCGTATGCCATATTCACTCCTCCTTGCCGTACTGCTTGAATGTGCTCAGATCGTATGCCCCGGCCACGCCGTTACACTCGATCTCTCGGTCGATGAAGTCCTGATCTGTCAGGCTGATTGTTCCGTCGTTACTCAGGTCAGCCGCCTTTTCCTCAGCCCCTTCGTGGCTGTCAGCCCAGATAATCACGCTTCTGGACAGCGTTTCTCGGACTGTCACGCTGTACGGGCGCAGACCGTCCGCTGGCGCGTCCGCGGACTCCGTCCATCCGTTCGCAGCGTCTACGAACTTGGCCGTCAACTCCTCAGCCGTCACATGAAGCGTCGGTCGGTCTGCAGTAGGCTCAACGCCTACCCATTCAAACCACGGGTGGTCTGCCGCGGTGACGCTGCCAAAGCGGTCATCAGGCAAACCAACCTGCGACGGGATGAAGTAAACACCTTCATCAAGGCTGTCCTCGATGGCCTTTTCCTGTTCCTCGCTCATGCTGCCGGCAATCACAACCTCGTGACGCATCTTGTAGTTGTCGGCGTCGCGGTACAGGTAACTGATCTTGGTGTTGACCCGCGCCAGCCAGCCAAGCGTGTCGTTCATCGCTTCATCAAGCGACGCATACGGGTTTCGGACGTTGGCATTTTCATTGAAGCCGTTGACCACGTGCAACATGGCCTCCTCAATGCTCCGATAGCGCCTGCAGATGGTTTCCGTCGTTCCCTTGTGGTGCCCAGCAACCCCGAATGTGAACGGCTGGTAGCTGTCGTCCTCCTTGTGGATGCCGAGGCTCCAGTGCTTGTACTCGAAGAGCTCGTTGTGCCCTGCCTCCCAGCCGTCAGCCTCCTTGAGCCACTGCAACACCAACTCTTTCGTCAGGCGTCTGCTCATGCTTCTTCCTCCTCGTCCAAATCGTAGTAATGGATGACAGTCGGTTCGTCATGCCCAATGTCATACACGGTCGTCAGCATCCTGCCGTCGTGGCTGTCATATTCGACGCAGGCGATCATCTCTGGGTCGCGTCCCTCACGGATCAGGTCCACATACACGCCGGGATAGTCAGTCAGAATATCCCCGCCGCCGTGCTTTGCTTGGATGTGCAGCTCGCCCAGCGGCGTCTTCACGCGGAACTCTCTTTTCTGCCGGGGTGCCTCCGCTTCGTTGAACATCTCCACTTCCTTCTGGCGGTAATAGTTGAGAGCATCGCGGAACTTCTCTGCGGAGAAGACTCGCGTCTCTGTCGTGTGGGCCTCCTTGTTCCACGCGGTCACGAGCAGTTCAATGACCCCCTTCTCGTAGTCGATGTTCTGCTTCATGGTCAGGTTGAAATCCTGCTCGTCCCGAACTTTCAGAATCATGTCTTCCCCCTCCTCAATACTTACACTTGATGCCGAAGTCATTCTCGATACAACTCTGAATGAGCTGGCCCATTCGCCACACCTGATCTGTGACCAGCGTAAACCCGCTTGCTCCCCAGTGCCACGAGAAGCTCTTGCCGTTCTTTCGGAACAACGTGCAGGTCACATCTCTTCCTTTCGTCAGGCGCATCATCACTTCATCTCCATTGAAGCAGCCGAGCGAGATCAGGTTCATTTCCTGCCCGTCTTTCACCTTCAGTACCACGCAGGCATCGTTGTTTGACAACAGTTCCACCATGTCCTTCAGTTTCATTTCGCATTCCTCCTTATCTCTTATGTACGGCATAGACCGTCATCCCTGTGCTGTTCTTCACAACGCGATCCTCGAACTCCTGCTCCGACATCGGTTCAAGATAGAAGCGAACCGTATCCAGATTCCCGTCGCTGTCGTATTCCTTCACGCCGTACAGGACGTGGTCTGCACCGGTCTCTTTCAGAATCTTGATGGCTTCAGCCTCAAACTTCTGAAGCTCCCGCCCGACATCTCGGAGCGGCATCTGCCCGAACGCTACCAGTCCGTTCTCCGTCCAATGTCTCCACCGAACCCAGCCGCCATTTTTCATACCTCATATCTCCTTCCGCTCAGGACATCGACCACCGTAGTTCCGGCGCCGAAAGCCGATCTCATTTCGTGCATCTCTTCGCCGCTGGGCTGCCGACTGGCGTAACCTTTCAGAGCCTCCCGCACCTCTGCTTCGTAGGTGGCGCGAGTGGCGGACACGTTCACGCAGTCAGGAGCGACCAGCTCAACCTTTTCGAGCATATCGTCGGCCAGCGCACGGCCAATGCTGTTGCGGGCAACGCCGTCGGCGTCAATGGTAATCTTGCACGAGTCCAAGTCGGACTTCACGCGCTCAAGTTCCTTCTGGGCTTCGGTCTGCCAGAACTGGCCGAGCTTTCCGCTGAGTTCCATCTGAAATCTGGTCATCGTTATTTCCTCCTACTGGTTATCTCAAATTATCCATCTGGTTATCTTATGAGTATATTATACTGCGTTACCTACCTAAGTCAATAGATTTACGTTAATTTTTCTATATTATTTCCACAATCATAAATCATTCCGTTAATGTTATCAGCAGGCAGAAAAAGAGCAGGCCGCAAAGCCTGCTCTCGGTTTCCTATTCAGTTTCGTCGTAGTCGTCGGGGTTCCACATCAGGCCGTTATCTTCGATGTACTGGGCCATGCTCAATAAAGCTCTGCCGTGGAGTTTGAACACCCGCTTGCGGTACATATCCTCCCGTTCCAACAGATCCTCCTCGTCCCCGTACAGCAGATCCACCACATCGCCCCAGCTTGCCCCGTCGAGGTATCGGCTTCGGATGACAGCCCGCTCGTCGGAGTGTTTCAGCCGACGGATGATTTTCTCGAAGAACATCCTCTCCCGCCGTCTGTGTTCCAGCGTCGCCCGGATGTCTTCCTCAAGGTCGAACTTCTGCTGCATCAAGTCTGAGATGCGGTCGTTGGATGGGCTCGGCGATTTTGGCATATCCGTGAGGGCTTGGGCTCCCACGCCTACCAGCTTCGTCTCCAACCGCTCCAGCCTCTCGGACTGATTTTCGATTTCACGTCTCAGATCACGGAGGTCTATCAGCCGTTGCTTGACGGCCTCGACGTCGTAGTGTTTTTCCTCGTTCATAGAGTTCGGAAGCCCCGTTCACCTCACTTTCCCTCTGGCCCTGCGAGGCTCACGCCTGCTTGACCCACTCATACCTCTTCTCGAAGGGCACAAAGTCCTTCTCACCGAGGATGCCCTTCAAGTTCATGTCCATCTTGATCTGCCAGTAGTCTTGCTCGTCGCCCTTCTCCAGAGCGCCGTGGTACTTGTCGAAGACCTTGCCCCATGCCTCCACCACGCGGCGGATGCGCTTCTCGCCGAAGACATCCTTCCCCATGACGGCCGGGTCGTTCAAGGTGAGAATGAGCGTATCGGTCATAAACTGGATGTACGTCTCTTTCTCAGCCTGCCGGTAGACATTGACCGTGTTCTTCTGCCGTTGCAGGTATCCGTTCTTTCCCATGACTATTCCCTCCTTACGACGATGCTTTGAAGTTGTAGATGGGCTTGATGACCTCCAGCACATCGCAGGTCGGGCCGATGCAGCCCACGATCTCCTTCATGTCCTTGTAGGCGAACGGCGCCTCGTCAATGGTGTCGTAGCTGATGCAGGAGCTATGCACGTTCCGCATCGTCTCTCGGTAGGCTCCGAGAGAAATAGACTCTCGGGCCTTGCTGCGGGACATCAGGCGGCCGGCTCCGTGCGGTGCCGACTGGTTCCAGTCGTCGTTGCCCTTGCCGACGCAGATCAGAGAACCGTCGCGCATATTCATCGGAATAATCAGGCGCTCGCCCTTCTTGGCAGACACAGCGCCTTTCCGCAGGATCATGCTCTCGTGGTCGATGTAGTTATGCACTGTCGTAAACTGCTCCTGCGGGACGATGTGCATGGCTTTCAGAATGGCCTTTGCGATGGCCTTCCTGTTGGCCTCCGCATATCGCTGGATGATGTCCATGTCGTTCAGGTAGTCATCCATCAGCTCGCCGGTCAGATACGCGAGGTCAGGTGCCCCAAAGTCGCTGTGCTGCTTTCTCAGCTCAGCCAGCGCACCAGCGATTTCCTTTTGCCGGCCAGCGGCCTTGTACTCGGCGACGACACGACTGATCTCCTCGCTGGTGGGCTTGGTCATGGCCTCCATCGCTCTGTGCTGGTGCCAGTTCGCCACCTCAAGGCCGAGCTTGCGGCTTCCGGTATGGATCACCAGCCAGAGGCCGCCGCTCTTGTCCCTGTCAACCTCGATGAAGTGATTGCCGCCGCCGAGCGTCCCGATGCTGAGGAGCGCACGGCTGTTGTCGATGCCGACGCATTTCAGGCCGCTCAGGTCGAACCACTCCTTCGGGTAGTTGTGGGTGCAGAACCCGGCCGGCACATTCCAACGGATGGCTTTATCCAGCTCGTCAAGGTCGAGCCTCACCCGCCCCAGCTTGACGGCCAGCATACCGCAGCCGATGTCCACGCCCACGAGGTTCGGGCAGACGCGGTCGTGAATGGTCATCGTCGTTCCGATGGTACACCCAGCGCCGGCGTGAACGTCTGGCATGATCCGCACCTTGGAGCCGTCACTCACGGGATGGTGGGACAGCTTCTCGATCTGCTCCGTCGCTTCCTGCTCGATGGTCTTCGCAAAAATCTTCACATCATTGGTCATCGTCTTTTCCTTTCACTCGCTCCACGGAAACTCTGTGATAATGTCGTCCCCCCAAATGGGCTTCATGCTGTCCTTCATGAAGACCGGCTTGCCGAGCGCCTTGGCCTGCTCGACCACGCCCTCGATCCACTCGCGCTTCGGGACGACCTTATCCTTGCGGTTGCCCGTCTCCGCGCCGAGGATGAACCAGTCCATCGACTCCATAATGTCCTTCTTGGGATTGCCCAGAGGCCCCAAAATCGGCTCGATGCTGGCGAAGGTGTGGTGTTCGTCCGACCAGAACATCGGCACATCACGCTCGGTCGTCGTTGAGCCATACCAGAACTCGTCGCCGGCAGGCAGCAGGCCCGCCTCGTACAGTCGGATGTAACGCGCCGGGTTTTTGGTGAGGAACAGGTATCTGTGCCCGGAGGCAGCCTTGCAGGCGTCGAACACCTTCTTGATCCACTCGTCAGGCACCCAATCCCCGAACAGGTCAGCCATCGAACAGACGAAAATCGTCTTGCCGAACCCCTTCGTCAGCGGGTCATTGAGGCGGTACTCATGGAACGTAGGCGTGAAGCCGAAGGGGTACGCCGCATTTCGGACGACGCCGTCCTTGCTGGTAACAGTCAGCCGTTCCTTCAGGTACACCACATTCTCGTCGGTCTCTCCGCCGGCCGCACAGTCGCAGCCTTTGAAGCGATTCGCCGTCGATCTGGCGTAACAGTACGGGCACGGATGGTAGCAGCCGCTCACGGGGTTCCATGTGCTGTCGCACCACTCGATCTTACTCTTTTCCATTCGATGCTCTCCTATCAGAACGGCAGTTCACCGGCGTCGTCATCGGGAATCTCGGAAAAATCTCCGCTGGGCTGCTGGTAGCTGTTGTCGTAGCTGCCACCGTAGCTTCCGCCTCCAGACCGATTACCGCCGTCCTTGTTGCTGTCCCCGAAATAGACATTGTCGGCCACAACCTCCGCGCTGCGGCGGTTATTGCCCTCCTTATCCTTCCAGTCGCGGATCTGGAGCCGACCTTCCACAACGGCCATGCGCCCCTTCGTGAAATACTTGCTCACGAACTCGGCGGTGTTTCTCCACGCGACCACGTCGATGAAGTCCGTCTCTTTCTCGCCCCCCTGCCCCTTGAAGTCGCGGTCAACGGCCAGCGCAAACGATGTCACGGCTGTCCCGCTTCCGGTGCGCCGCAGTTCGGGGTCACGGGTCAATCTGCCCATCAAGATTATCTTGTTCAGCATCCTCGGTTTCTTCCTTTCGTTTCAGTCTGTATAGCTTGCACAGGTGCTTATCCAGCAGGACGCCTCTCGTGAGGTGGTGCTTCTTCTGGAACGTCAGCCACCCTATCACGTGAACTTCGGAATGGTGCTCCCTGCAAAGCGGGAGCACCTCCATTCCCTCGTGAATGATCTCCTCGCGGTCGCGGCCCGCGCCGACATGATCGACGTGGTGCAGGTCGCACGGTTTCCCGCAGATGCAGCACTTCTTGCTCACCAAGCAAGCGTACACATAGTCCTGAACATCATCCACGAAATCGAGCAGAGAGAAGCTGCACAGAATGTCCCAGTCGAGGATGAACCGCACCAAAAACCGCTGGAACGCGCACACAAGGCTCATAGGGGCGTTGCTCAGGGAGAACATCTGGTCAGCCGTCTCCTGCAGGTCTTCTGCGATGAACTTCAGCTTCATGTACTCCTTGGTCGGGTCAAGCCCCATGCCGGTGTAGTTCGAGATCTCTCGAATGAGCTTGTAACAGGTGCGCCTCTGCTTATCGGACAGCGGGCGACTGTCGATCATCTGGATATTGCACTCCTTGTACTCGCGCTTCAGGAGCATCGGCCAGTCGTCGTAGCGGGCCTTGATGGTCACGATGCCGTGCTTGTCGATGTCAACGATCCTGCCTCGCACTATGTCGATTGGGCTTTTCATGCCAGCCCTCCTCTCTGCTCAAATCGCGGTTCGTTACGCCTCGGGTTCGTCGTACTCGTAGCCTTTGGGCTCGTTCTCGTCAGCAGGCTCCTCGGTGACAGGCTCTTCCTCTGCGGCAGCGTCGGTCGCATCCGTCTCCTCGGTCGGCTTCTCTTCGCCCGAAGCCTCTTCCTCGGTGGCATCCTCCATGCCGACATGGGGAGAGCCGATGTCGAACAGAACCTCGCTGCAATCCTCACACTCAATGGAGATGTTCACGATCTCGTCATCGCCATAGCCGACGCACACGACGGCGTGACCGACATGGGGGCTCAGCTTCTCAGCGGAGCAGTAGAACGGGTTCTCGGGGCTGGTCGCGGAGGACAGGACAACCTTGTTGCCCTGCGTACGGACGGTGTAATTGCCCATCGCCTCGGTGACGTTCATCGTCTCACCGATGAACTGGCGGAGCCAACCAAAGGGCTTGGACGGATCATGCGCGGGGTCGATGGCTTTCTCCTCAAACTCGCCAGCAGCGTCAGGAGTGGCATCCTCTGCGTCTGCGGGTGCAACTTCCTCCCCGTTGATTACGTTGCTCTCTGAGGCCGCAGGAAGCCCTCTGGGCCCTTCGCCAACGACGTCATATTGTGTGTTGGCGAAGTCAGCAGAATCGCCGTCACCATCAAAGAGCGTGGTCTGGCCGTTGTCGATGTCGCGGTAGAAATACTGTCCACTGGCCTTATCGAAGACCAGCTCGAAGTTACCGGAGAAGCTGCCGCTCTTCTTCTCCTTGCGCTGGATGACGTAGGCGACGGTGTGGTCGAACTTCGGCTTCGTCACCTCTCTGGTCTGATGGCCGCCGGCCACGGTGTAGTCGGGGGCCGAGTCATCGGTGAGGGTGATTTTGACCTTAATGTTGATCTCGCCGGTGTTCTGCTCCGTCTCGATCATGCCAGCCAGCACGTCGCGGAGCGTGGTGTCGAAGTCAGCGCACAGGCTGTTGAAAGCCTCGCCTCTCAGGGACAGAGAATAGTCCTTGCTCATAGTATTTTCCTCCTTCATTTTGTCGTGTCTCGGATGTACTTATTTCGGCAGGCTTCACAGCAGAAGTCGTGCCACTCGCCATCCACCTTTGTCGTGATCCATCCGAGCCGCTCTCGCAGCTCTTTCCGGTGGGCCTTCGAGTCGATGTCCTCGCTATCGAACGGGAACGAAACGTCCTTGCCACAGCAGTCGCACGAGTACACGGCTTCGCCTTCCCAATAGCCGCTAAACTCCAGATCTCTCATTCGTCCGTCCCATCCTCACCCATGAAGACCGAGCCGGCCCGCATCGCTCTGCGCTGTATCTCCTCCAGCAGCGTCGCCGTGCTGATGCCGTCGAGGCTGGGCAGGCCCTTGCCGCCACAGCAGTCGCATTCGCCGCAGCAATCATCCTCAACCTCGTCGTCCAAAGAGACCAAGAGGTCAGAGTTAAGAAGCAAAGCGGGGCGGATGCCGTACGAGTTGGATGCGTAGCTGTTGCTGCCGTTGCCACCGGTGCTGACGTTCCACACGTTGCTGGTGTTGTTGGTGTTCGGGGAGCGGAGCCACCGACACGCCCAAGGCGTGACGAGCCAGTACCAGTCATCCTCGTTCAGCGGGATCAACTCCTTGAACTGGCCGTACTGCCAAAGCGTCAGGGGCGCCGCCTTGACCGTGATGGTGCCGTAGCTCTTGCTACGGTCGGTACAGCTCAGATCCACCTCAAACGGGAGAATGGCCGCGGCCTCCTCCGAGGTGCGAGGCAGGGCCTCCACCCACTTGTCGATGCGCTCCTTCAAGGTTGAGCGGGTGTAGTCGTTGCGGTTCTCCGCATCGTCCTTGTCGTTGAACGGGCAGGACTCCTTGCTCTGAGCCAGCAGGACGAACGCAGCGCCGTCGCGCTGTTCCATGACGACGAACTTCTCACCGGCGAAGTTGAAGATGCGGCCGGGGCTGAGTTTTGCGAGTTTCTTCATGATTGCCTCCTATTCTGCTTCCTGAATTGTCACGACAACCCTCGGGTCGTCGCTGAAGAACTTTCTTACCTGTGCGTCTACAATCTGAGCGTCATCGTGATAGGCGATGTCGTTCAGAGAGTCACACACGATTTTGCCGATGTTGTCGAAGTCGGGCTTCTTCATCGGTCTGATTTTCCGCTCGCGCATGAGCTGCGCTTTCTTTTTGCTGGCACTTTTGGGGATGCCGTAGTACGCCGTGATGCGCACATCAAGCGGTGTGTCCTTGGGGAACTTGAAGTCGTTGCATTGACGGCGGTATTCGAGCCTGACGAGGTTCTCATAGCTGACCGTCTTCTCCGGTGTGTAGGGCTGAACAAACGCGCCAGCGTTTCGGAATCGCGGCCTGCCTTTGCCCGCCGGCTCTCCAAGGACGGAAAACTTCAGCTTCATTTTGGTATCTCCGCCCCCTCCACCATCGTCTCGCCAATCCAATACTTGACGAGGTATTCGTTGCTTCTCCCGTCCTTCTTCTGCTTCACGGGCTGGACGGAATACCCGTTTCGGAACAGGATCGAGGCGACCGTCACGCGGTCGGCTTCACTCCCGATTTTGAGATAGAAGACCTCTTTACTCCCCGCCATGTTCAGACTCCTCGCTGAGTTTGAACTGCGGGCCCCACGTTGCAACGATGTGGCGGCTCTCCTGATCGACGAACGCGAGCTTCCCGTCGTAAATCGTCATGTTCAGCTTGTACTTGATACAGGCTCTCTCGACGTCAGCGATAAGATGCTGTACCCGCTGCTTCATTTCCATTTGGCTTCTCCTTTCAGTCAATATTGAACAGCTTCTCCATCTCCGTGAACCGCCGGCTGGCTTCCTTCTTCCGCCAACTCGGGCCGGTGAACTGCATCGAGTAGCAGGTCTCGAAGATGCGGTCATAAATGCGGCTGTACCGTCTGTCCTCCTCGTCCTTCATCTCGTCGATGGTCAGGTTCGTGGTCAGGAGCATCGGGAGCTTCCGCCGATACCGGCTGTCGATGATGTTGTAAATCTTCTCAAGCGCATAATCGGTGTTGCGCTCGGCACCCAGATCGTCGAAGATGACCAGCTTCGCGCTGTTCATCCGGGCGATGATGTCGCTCTCCTTCTCCTCGCCGCCCTGAATGAGCTCCAGCAGCTTCACAAGGGAGGTCATCATCACGGGGACGCCGCGGTTCAGCAGGTGGTTGGCGATACAGGCAGCCGCAAAACTCTTACCCGTACCAACGCTTCCCCAGAAAATCAAACCCTGATTTTTGGACACCATCTCGTCGAACGCCTCAGCGTATCGGCGGCACAGCTTCAGATTTCGGGCGTTGTACTTCGTGACTTGGAAGCTGTCGAAGGATGCCTCGCGGAGCTTTTCATCCATGAGGCTTGCCTTTTTCAGACGGGCAACACGCTCCATGTCCTTTTTGTTCTGCTCTGCCTGCTTCTCGGCGGCCTCCTTGTCTCGGTCGCACTTGCAGGAACGGGTGGCCTTGAACGTCATCTTGTTCTCGGGGTTGCCCTCCATCGGAGCGGACACCGTCACCATCCCCTGCCTCGGCTCACCGCACTTCCCGCACATGAGCATTCCGTCATCGTCGAACCAATCGCCGGGGCGGATCTCCTGCCGTTCAAGCCCTTGGGCGGCAATACGGGGCAAAATGGTCTGCGGGTCAAATCCTTGCATTTGTCATTCCTCCCCGTATTCCGCAAACGGATTTTTGTTGTCGGGCACCGCGTCCTCGGGCGGCTGGGCCTTCTTCTTATCTGGCAGATAGTCAAGGAACGGCCGGCTGTCGCTCAGGAACGTCTTCGGGTGCTTGATGTACTGCTTCTCGGTGCCGAGCCTCTTGCACTGGGTCGCATAGTTCCGAGCGGCCATCAGCAGCTCCTCCGGGGAGAAGCCCTCATGGATGCGGGCCTGATACTTCTTGAAGGCGTTGCCTTTCTCAGCCTTTTTCGGGTATGCGTCCCAGAACTCGTCGAAGGTCGGCGTGTACTTTGGTGTTGCCGGTTCCGCAGGGGGCTTCGGCGGTTCAGGAGGCTCGGTCGGCGCTTTTTCGGCTGCGGGAGTCTCTCCCCCGTCGATTTTAAGCTGCTTTTCCTCGCCGTCCGCGGGACCGTCCGTGTGACCGTCCTTCGCCGCATCTGCTTTTTCCTCGTTTTGGGCCGCCGCTTTGCTGTTCCGCCGACTCTCGCGCTTGCGGGCAGCGTCGCGCTCTCGGGCATCTTTGGCCTTTTGCCATTGGGCTTGCCAAGTCTCCCAGTCGTGGATGCAGATTCCGCGAGGCGACCAGTCGAGCCAGCCGCTATCGAAGAGTGCATCCACGATTTTCTTCGGATCGAGCACACAACCTGCGCCGACGCCGTACAGGTATCGCTCGATGTCCTCTTTTTCTGCATACAGTATGAGCCCGTCCCTCTCAGCGTTCGTAAGCCCCCAGAACCACAAGAAGTTCAGGATGCCCGTCGCCTCGAACTTTGAGCAACCGAGCTGCTTATACAGATTCCGCAGCTTCGGCCCGTCGATACTTTCGTGTACGCTGATCCATGCCATTTTCTCACCTGCCTGTCTGTATGACGGCTATGCCGTCGGATCGCATCACTCTTTACCGAGGAAATCGGGCTGGTCGCTGGCAGGAACGGTATCGCCGGCTTCCTGCGGAGCTTCGGGTTCAGGTTTCTTCTCCTGAGCCATTTCCATGACCTTTTCGGTGATGCGGTGATACACAGACGTAGGCAGGCCCTCCGTAGACTCGTAGCCCTCGGCGGCCAGCAGGGATTTCAGGACGCCGTTCGCTTCCTGTCCGAAGGCGCTCGTCGCCATCTTGAAAAGCGTCTGACGCTGATCCTGCGTGATGGGTTCATCCTTTTCAGCCTCGGTCACTTCGCCGGTAGCAGGATCGACCACCAGAGCGAAGCCATCCGTCGGAAGCTCGCCCATGTCGAGGACTTCCTCCTGACCGTAAATGCCCATAATCATATCAGGGCAGTTCATGCGGCCAAAGAACGAAGCGGCGCGGTACTGGATCATCACGTCGGGCATGGTCTTCCACTTGCTGCCGTTTTTACTCGTCCAGCCTTCGTCGTTCGCCATATTCATCGTGATTTTCGGGCCGTAGACCTTGTGGCCGGAGTAATCCTCCGCCCAAGCGCGGCAGCTCAGGCCGCCGTCGGCTTTGTCGCGGCCGAACTCGAACTGCAGCTCAGTCTTGTACCGGCGGCTGCTGTTAATCATGGCGATGATCCACTGGCTCGACCACGCAGGGCGCCCGTTGACGATGTAGAGGTTCTGCATCACCATCATCGGACTGGTGTTGATGCGAGATGCCATCTCAATAGCGATCATGCAGTTGCCGACGTTTCCGTGGTACTCCTTGGGGACTACCGTAGACGACGCAAGGCACTGGGCCATGCGCAGAGCCGTATTGAAGCTTGCGCCGTCAGCGAAGACGCTCAAGGCTCCCCCGCCGGCCGTTTTCTGAGCCACAGCCCCAGCGGGCGCCGTGCTCAGTTTGTTTTCGTTGCTCATGTTGACCTCCTGTTATTCTCCGGTTTTACCGGGTGCTGACGCTGGTGGTGTAGGTTTCGCGGAACTTGATACCGGGGATCTCGACCTGGCCCTTGGACATCTTAATCAGGCGGAGCACCGCAGCCTTATCGACCGGGCGCAGCTCAATGCCAATGAGGGACACGGGAACCTTAGACCAGTCGCACTCGGACTCGCAGATTTCCCACGTCTTGCTCTGGGAGATGCCCTTGACCTTGGGCGTCTGATGCTGGACGCCACCGGCGATGGACACCCCTTCCATCATCTCGGCTTCGGCCATAGCGTACTCTGCGCCAACAGCGTCACCGTTAGCCTCGGCTTCGGCAGCTTCATTCAGGTGGCGGTCGATCTCGGCCTGAGCCAGTCGGCGCATGGCCTCCTCCTGCTCACGGCGCTTGCGCTCCTGCTCCGCGCTGTACTCGTTCACCTTGGTCTTGACGATCTTCTCCGCCTTTTCCAGAGGCTCAATCATTTCCTTTCTGTGGTTCAGAACCTCGTCGTAGCTCTTCTTGGCGGACACGCGGAGAGGCTCCCAATAGTCCTTGACCTGCTTCTGGGCCTGCTTGATCTGCTTCAGGAACAGGCCAGCGTCCTCGAAATCCGCTCCAGAGGCGACGACGACCGCTTCGGCCCGCTGCTCAATCAAGCTGACTTCTTTGCCGAGCTTGCTCTCTTCAGCGTTCATCACGGTCACGTTCTCTTCTGCGGTGTCAAGGACAAGGGCATTGCTTCCGATGGTCTTTGCGTCGTTCATACTGACACTCCTTTTCGTTTATTTGTAAGACTGTTCATAGTCGTACAGACATTTCAGCGCACCGACTACGCGGCATCTGGCGGGGTCTTTGGCCGGGAACTCGCGGAACGACCACTTCCCGTCCTTTTTCAGATGCAGGATGTGCTTTCTTTGCGGTGTGATGCCGTGGGAAATAAGTGCCTGCGAGTAGGCTTCAAGCTGGACGCCGCAGGCCATTTCCAGCAGCGTGTACGTCGTCTTGAAGTCGATAAGCTCCAGCAGGCCGCCGATCTCGCAGAGCAGGTCAATCGTCCCGCCGTAGCGCATCAGCTTGTGGTAGATGCGCACCTCAGAGCCGAAGACCCGCGGTTTATACTGCTTCCACCACTCCACGAAGCCGTTGAAGTAGCCGCGATGCTCCGACGGAATATCGTCGATGCCGAACTTGATCCAGTTCTCGATGCTGTTATGCACCGCAGAGCCTTTGATGGCGGCGTTCTCAAGCGTCCGCTTGCTGATACCGCCGTAGCACTGGTCTTTCAGCGGTTCCATCAGCTTCGACACGCTCGGGATGATGTCGCCATTCAGCCGGTAGATGTGGCTGGCCTCGTCGAACGTCAGCTCGGGCAGTTCAGGAACCTCAACCGTCATATCCAT